CTAAATTCCTGGACTGCTCAAGCTGCAATGGCACGTACCCATATAGACTTTCAGCATCGATTGCTCCAGATCGATCTCCTCAATTTCAAATGGGCTATCCTCGGTGTCCGCGACAGCTTCGAGAAGTCCAATTGTCTTTTCAATGAGATTGTCCAGCACCTTGTCCGATTCTGGCGTTGTGAGAGTGGACATCATTCACCTCCTTCCTAAAATCCGTTCGAAAAATCGTCGAAAAAGGTAAAAGTATCCGCTGAGGCATCCGCTTTTCTTATTTGAGTCTCGAGTGCGCTTTGAGCCACTCCATACCAGGATTTCTCATTCAAAAATTCTCGGGCTGACAGCTCATACTCACTGTCGCTTGGACTTCCAGGCCTGAACACATTATCAGCTTGATCAAAAAACCATGGGAGCGAGTCAGGGTGCACGATACGAAGAATTTCTCTCGCGATACCTGTTAGACATAAATTCGACGTGATTCTTGGCGCCTCTGGTCGTCCAAATAGCCGCCTAGACATAGCGTGAAAAAGCAGCTGTTCCGAATTTGCGCCTAGTGCATATAAACCAGAGCGAACAGCTATTAGTCTAACTTGCTTAACAGGAAGATTGCACAGCATATCGAGACTTTCGTCAATAGCGTCAATATTGAGAGTCGAGAATGTTGTCTGAATTGTAACTGGGATATCATTGTCATTACAATTCCCTATCGTTGCAATCGCACGATCAAATGCTCCCCAAGCATGGCGAATAGCTCTCTTGAACCATCAATACTTACCTGTACGCTGCTTACACACTTAGGCTTCGGACTACAACAGGACGAGAGCCGTTGGTTGCGATTGACACACGAGCCCCAGCAAATGACATCCCGGCGATTATCTCTCCGAGATTTTCCACCAACGTAGGCTCACCTCCGCCAAGTACTACATCTATTTCCTCGCGTCGTGCAAGCTGCTCAACAATCGGAAATATCCTACTCATATCCGCTCTGTGTTGAGCTGCCGATTCAACGTCTACGTAATAAAAGGGACACGAGAAACAACACTTACTCGTCACAGGCACTATACGATCTGGACACTCGTAAGCTCAATCCAGAGTGCAGATGTCTCAAGTCAGTTCCTTATTCTAATGAGAAACGGATCGCTCCTTCCGGGTCTTAATTCCCACCTTTACTCGAAAATGTTCTCCCGAATGGAGTGGCCTAAGAATTAGGTCCAGTCGGTTTAAGCGTTGACCGTGTTTGCTTGGCTCCATTGGTCCGCATATTTCCGTGGGCTGACGTAGTCCAGAGAGGAATGCGGACAGGCGTTACTGTAGCACAGTGACCACTGGGCCACGAGTATCCGGACGTGCTCCTAGTTCTCGATACCACTATCTTCGAGCAGTTCGTCCCTCATCCGGTTGTGGACATTCCCGTTATGCCAGGGCTGGCCTGGTGGGATGAACGCTTGGGTCGTCTCATCCTCTCCAGTCGAGGTGTGGAGGGCTTGGGCGCTGATGTCGCGTCCGTTATCCATCCGGATCACCCTCCGGCGCCCACCATGCTCGAGACACGCGAGGTCGAGCAGCTCGATCACCGAAGCCGCGTCGATCTTCTTGTCGGCCGCGACGGCGACGTACACGCGAGTGCGTTCGTCGATAGTGTTGCAGATCTTGATCGCCTTGCCATGCCTGGTCGAATCAAGCCGGAAATCAAGTGCCCACACATCGCGCGGGTATTGTTGCCCGGCAGGAACGTCACGATGAGTATCTGCTGCCAGACGCTTGCGCTTCTTCCCAGGCAGAGCGCGTACGCCTTCTTCACGCCAGATCCGCCGGAAGGTTTCGCGGCACACCCCATAGCCCTCGGCGAGAGCCTTAATCCAGGCGCGCCGGTGTCCCCACCGGCGGTGATCACGCGCGAACTCATGCATCCACGCACGAAGGTCTGCGTATTTATAGCGTTCGATCGCTCGCAAACTCTCCTCTAGGAGCCTGGGCCTGGTGCAACCGTCAGGCTCGATAGTCGAGTCGATTCGGCTGAATTGAACCGACGCGGACGCCAGCGCGAGTCCCGCGCGTGAGAGTTGGTTCACGCCCCGTCTGCCCTCGAGCGCCTCCCGGGTGCGTTGGAAGCGACATGCTATCCGTGCGCTCACGAGTGACGTATGGACCCGTCACCACCACGACGAGAGGAGCTTCCATGACCATCGCCTGCGCACCAGCTACGGCCACTCCCCCAGCGATCACGTTCGAGCCGTTCACGTGGGACAGCCGCACCTGGGCTCTCTACCGGCGAGCATGCTGCCTGCTGCGCAACCTCATCGTTCGAGGAGCCTGCACCTTTCACGAGGCTGAAATGGTACGACTCCAGATAGCCGAGGCACTGGGCTGGATCCACGCCCTCACCGAACCAGCATTGGACGGCGCCCACGTACTGGCGCCGGGCAGCTACCTGCGACAGCACCACGGCTACCTATGGTGCGGACACTGCGGAGAACCCTACGGCCGCAAGCACTAGCGCACTGCCACCCCGCACGCAGCACTGGTGTTTGAATGCCCGACGGACTACAGCATGCGCGGCACCTGCAGCACCCCACACACATCTATCAGGCCCACCTCAAAAGCCGGGCAAACCTACTCATGCAGAAACTCTGCCGAAGCAGCGACGTCCCTGCCCTCATCACCAGAGATCTGCCCGATACGGCCGAGGCCATCCGGCAGGTCCTCGCGGTGCGACCAGACCGAGCACTGTTCCAGCTCGAGGATGTACTCGCGCAGGTCGGGTGTGCGACGGTTGCCAGCACAACGCGGATCATCGCGGGGACCACGACCGGCGAGACGATCACCATCCCGCTGATTCGCGGATGGACACCCAGCCGAGACCGCTGAACAGCCAGGCCTGAGAACCAGGCACGATGGACGGTAGCGTTGAGGCGTGGCCATGCCCGACATCGATCTGAAGCGTATCCGCCGCTGGTGCGATGCCCGCGTCCCCAAACACCTGTGGGACCAGCTGTAGGTCGAAGCCGACATCGAACCCCGTCACGTCACCATCGACGAGGTCCGCCCACCTTGGGACGGCCACGGTGACCACATCCGCTTCCCCATCGCCCGGCTCCGTTACACCAAGACCACCGGTATGTGGAGCCTGTATTGGCGCGACCGCAACCTCAAATTCCACGCCTACAACATCGCACCGACACCCACTGTGAAGAAACTTCTGGATCACGTTGCCGACAGCGGGGACCCGATCTTCTTCGGCCAGTAACCCGGTTGGGCTACTTTTTCATCGGCGAATTCCTTGCAGCTGCGTCGATCGCGACCGCTTGGCTCTTGTTCCGTCGACCGTCTGCAGCGAAGTTGATATCTCGGCTTGTCAGACCGTGTACGGACGCACGAGCAACAAGCCCATCTCCGCGGTCACCAAGTCCACAGGATCGACCACAGTGGTCTGCGGGGTCTGCGGGCACACATACCGGCGCGATCCCGGGCAGTTGGCATGTCCAACGCCGGGCTGCGTCAACGATTCGGTCACAGCGGCCGCTCTGCGACAGAACTTCCGGCTCGCCACGCAGATCCTCACCGCCCGCTGTACGCCCCGAGCCCGCTGGTTCTTGCAGGGTGCGTGCTCCCCGAGGGCAGCCTGGTTTCGTGTTCACCAATGGCAAGGCAGTCACACTGCCAGCTGGTCAGACCTCATTCGTGACCGGTGCCGAGTAGGCCTTGAGATCATCCCAAGAGTCAGCACGCTGGGTGTCTGCCTCGTAGGCAATGAGGTAGCCCCAGTTCTGGTCGGCGAAATCATCATCGGCCACCAGACGACGCACGAGGGCTTCGGCAGCCTTGCGTTTGGCCTGGACCTTCTCGTTGTCTCGGCCCCGCTCGTCCTTACCTTCAATGATCCAGTACACGCCTTGATCGTCCAGTGCCACGAAGTCAGGGAAGTAGCGGTCCTTCGAGGTGTAGTAGACGAAGGCCTGATCCTGCGGGTGCAACCTGTGCCACCACACAATGTGTGGGGACGTGTTGAGCAACCGAGCCAACAGGTACTCACCGGTGTAGGAATCGAAGGACTCTTCAGCAAACAGGGACTTCGACCAGCCACCGTAAACGCGTCCACGCACGAACTGCGAGCGGTCCTGAATCTGGTCGTGCACCTGTTCTCCCAGCGGGAGCGTGTACCCGTTTCCAGGCTCGCGCTTCGGATGAATGGACGGCACCTCGCGCGTCGAGCGGAGGGTCTCCACGATGTACCCGTGCACCAACGTGCGAAGTTCGTTCTCGGCAGAGGCCAACGACTTGACCGTCCACTCGGTGAAGGTGACGTGCTTCATGAACGTCGGCACCAAATACCGCGCGACGTAGCGGATCGTGGCATCGGTCTTGGGGACCATGCCCATACCGACGACAAGCTTATTCAGCGCCAAATCCACATCGGATGTCTCAAGAGGGATCGACTCCACCTCAGCGGATTCACGGTCCTCGACGCGCAACCTCTTACCGAGCGCGGCGACGATCTCCTTGCGCAGCAGAACATCGCCGGTGTGGGTGACGCGTTGGGCGGCCGCACGGATCTGGTCGTCGTGAATGTCGGACAGATCGATCGGAGGCTGTTGCACGCTTACCCGTGTCACGGGGAACCAGTACTCCACCTCAGCGAATACCGGATTGCGTTCGATGGTTACCAGCTGCACCGGATCGGTTGCCTCGTCCTCGAGGTCGGAATCCAGTGACCGCACCCCCAGCCCGGGCAGACTGTCACCTTCGCCCGGATTCTCCACCGGCACCACTCCCGGAGTCTGGTCGGTGGGTCGTGCGGATCCCGCTTCAGACGCATCGGGACTAGTGGTGGTCATCCCAACGCTGGGCTGGGGAGGTTCGGGTTGTCCGGCGTCTCGGATCGCACACTGCACCGCGGCTGGATCGGCTGTGGTGGTGTCCTCCAAGCCGAACTGCTGGAGCACGTTCTCGGCTGCGAGCAGTTCGGTGAAGGACTGGTGGGCGATAATGTCGAGCTGGTCAATCTGCCCCACACCTGTGTATCGGCCAAACGGCAGGCGCAGGCCGCGGCCCATAGTCTGCTGGGTCAGCACCTCCGAGGCCATCGCCCGCAAGGTCACCACCACAGCGACGTTCTTGACGTCCCAACCTTCCTTGAGCTTGTTGACGCTCACCACCGCGAGAACCGACGAATGCGGGGCATCCAGCTCATTGAGGCGACGCTGGGTCACCTCATCGTCATGTTTCGTGTCCACCTGCAGCACCGCATCTTCCTTGCCGAGGAACTCAGGGGTCCGCAGCAGCTCAGCCACCTGAGTGGCGTGGTCCACATCGGAGCAGACCACGAACGCAACCGCGTTCAGCGACGGACGATTGTTGGCCTGCGCATAGTCGTCATAGTGGGCCTGCTTGATCGCCCGCAGGGCTAGCGCGTCACGCAGCTGCTGCTCTTCTGAGGCGGGCGTGGCGTCATACCCGGCCTTGCGGAATGCCAACACTGGGGCCTTGACGAAGCGGTCGGCGATCGCCCGATACAGCGGATAGGTGTAGATCACGTGATCCGTGGCATCCACCGAGGCGGTGAGCCCGATCGTCGCCGCCGGGTCCAGCTCCTTCAACGCCGCACTAAACGCCACCGCCGACGCTCCATACAGGTGCGACTCGTCTGCGATGACAACCAAGTCATCCAGACCCTTGAGGTAGTCAAACAGCACGCCCGCGTTCTCATCGAAACGCCGTGGCTTGCGACGCTGCGCCTCCGCCCCGGAACCCTGGGTCTCGCCGTCCTCCGACTTCGGAGCAATCAGCTGCTGGATGTTGAAGATGAACGCCAGCACCGGCTTCTCCCGACCAATCGAGAGCATCTCGGCGCCATTCTGCCGTGCGATCCACGCCGAATAATCCTGCGGGGTGACCACCTCCGGCGGCACCACCGAACCAGCGATGTAACGCGGCGAGCCGGGGGTGAAGTTCTGCAAGGTCTTGGCCTGCACGGTCTTGCCCGGTGTCACGATCACCACATTGCCCACACCTTGGCGGCGCAAGTACTCGATGAACGCCGCCATCAGGTATGTCTTGCCCACGCCCGTCGCCAAGTTCAACACCTGCATTACCGACGGGTCATAGTCACCATCGAGGGTAAAGATCAGCTGACGCAGCGCCTCCTTGTTCGGGGCACGCAGGTCGAAATCCGAGGCGATCTGCTCCAAGAGGTCCGAGTCGAACGAGATGGCAAGCCTGCTCACAGTTGCGCCTCCTTCTGGTAACTGAAGACATCATCGGGCACGGCCACCACACGCGACCCCTTGCACACCTTCCGCAGATGCTGCCGCACCCCATCCAGCACACTCGTGGCAACCAACACCAGTGTTTCACCCGGCGAGAGTTCCTTGACTAGGTCATCCACCAGCTCGATGGTGGCCACACCCTCAACCACCTTCAGCAACGTGTTCCCGCGCCGCCCCTCGAAAACGTAGTCATCATCGGGATGCAACAGGCTGAACCCCAGATTCGCCGCCACCGACTCGATCAGCACCTGCCCTGTCGCCTCCGGCGTCAACACCACCCGATCCAGCACTGGGTCATAGTCGAAACACGATGGTGACAGATGCGCCACCTGGAACCCGCCGCCACCCCGCCAGTTCACAACATCCTTCGTGCGAACCGTCTTCGCAGCAGCCTTGAGCGCCTTGACCCGAGGATCCTTCTTTGCCACCGGATCAGCCGCGATCAACTTGTTCAACACCGACGTGAACTTGGCTGCGTCCCCAGGCGAGACACCCTCAGGCAACTCGACATTCTCCGCGGCGATCCGCTCCCCCTTTGTGCGCGTCACACCACCCGGATCCTGATCATTGATCACCTTGGTCAGACGTGCCTTGGTGAACCGCTCGAACGTGTCAGCAACCAGCTCACACGTCACCCAACGACGCCCCATCTTCTGCGCCACCGCTGCCGTCGTCCCCGAACCGGCGAACACATCCAAGACGATGTCGCCCGGGTTGGAACCAATGGTGATAACCCTTTCCAGGAGCCGTTCCGGCTTGGGAGTGGAGAACGGCTGTTGACCCGGGAAGAGCAAGAGAATCTCCTTCTTTCCCTCTTGGCTGTGGCCAACCTCCTCATGGGGCCACCACGTCGTCGGCACCCTGCCCTGCATCACTTCGGAGAGGAAACGCTTCAGCTGCGGAGCGCCCTGACCCGACGCGCCGAACCACACCCGATTGTCTTCGAGCAGCTCCAGATAGCGGTCCTTGGTATAGAGCCAGCACCGCCCTGACGGGGGATCGAAAGACAGACCGGCGGGGGTAGTTAAGGTGTAACGCTGGGATTCGCGCTCGTTCTCAGCAGGATTGAACTGCGCGGTAAAGTTGTCAGGACGCCAACGACCACGAGGATCGTCGTCAGGATTCTGGTACACCAGATTTTGAGCGTCAGACCGCGGCAGCAAGTTGCGGACTGCCTTGAAGCGTTCCTGATTGAGGCAATAGACGAGGATGGTGTCGTTCGAGTGGGAGATCACCGACCTGTTCTCCGGCGAATAGGTCTTCTGCCACTGCATCTCCGCTACAAACCGATCCGCCCCAAACACCTCGTCGAGCAGGACGCGCATGCGGTGGACCTCAACATCGTCGAGATGCACCCAGATTGAACCGTCTTCTGAAAGCAACTTCTTGAGGTGCAGCAGTCGGTCGCGCATCATGGTGAGCCAGACCGAGTGTTCGAGGTTGTCCTCGTAGTTGGCAAAAGTCTGCGCCGTGTTGAAGGGCGGATCAATGTAGATCAGCTTGATCTTGCCAAGGTATTTGTCCGCCAACTCTGGTACGCGAGTCAATGCTTCAAGGACGTCGCCGGACTCACCGAAGATGAGCAGGTTATCGTTCTGCGGCTCCAAGTCGGCGCGCTCGGAGTAGGCGAACTCGTCGGTCTTGGGGGTCTGAGTTCCGCGGACGTAGTCGTCCATGATGAGGGTGTGGGTCTCGCAGTAGCGTGGGTCGGAGGGATCAACCCAGGTGTAGCCGTACTTCCCGTTCTCTGTGGGGATGAGGGCTTTGTCTTTGTTGTACCAGGTGAGCTGGAGGCGTTGCGCTGCCATCTACTTAGTTTCTCCCTTCGGTATTGTCGGGATCGCTTCGCAGATGTCGGCTATGTCGCAGTCGAGGAATTGGCAGATCCTGAGCAGGGTGTCGGTTTGAATGTTGGCTCCTTTACCGAGTTTGGCGATGGAGCCTGAGCTGATACGTGTCTCTCTTTGGAGATCCTGTTTACGGAGGTTGCGGGTTTTGAGGAGATTCCAGAGCTTTTCGTAGCTCATCCGTAGCTGCAGGCTCGCGTTTTCTACAGTGGCCACTGTTCACTCCTTAGCGTGTCGGCAAGGTCTTGGAGGGATTGGGCTTCTTGTTGGATTTCTTCTGGGGCCTTGGCTCCCTCTTTGTTCCATGCAAATCCGTAGAGGGAGTGTTCGTCCTCTCCGAGTTGGATGACGGTTGTCTCCTCGACATGTTTTTGGGTGCATTCGGTGTAGGACTGATCCTTGTCGAATGCGATAAAGATCTGCTTGGTCGTGAAAGTGCGATACAGGTCAAAGATTTTTTCGACTAGGTCGTCACTGATGTTCTTGATCAGCGGTGAGTCGTGGATGACGGCAGGCAAATCGGTGAGAGCGAGAATTGTGAGGTCGAACAGGATCAGGTTCTTGTCCGAGGCTCCCGTCCCATCGTCAACGGGTGATCCGTACCGGTACTTCTTGTTCTCGTCGAAACGTATGCTTGGTGGAATACGACGGGTGTCGTAGAGCAAAGCATCGAATATGGCCAGTTGTGTGTTGATTTTGTCGGCCATCTGGTTGAGAAGTGCTGGGCGTTGAGCGTCAAGTCGTTCCTTGGCTTCTTCCTTTGCTACTCGCACGTCTTCGCTGGTTTCCCACGCATTGACTTGCTGCTGAAGTAGTTCGACGCGTTGTGCAACATCGCCGATCTCTTTGTATTTGTCTGCCGAAAGCTCCACGGGCACGTTCTTACGTCGAAGTTCTGACTCGATGTGTCCAATAGCCGTGTCGAGGCTGGCGAGTTCCTCCTCGAAGGTTTGTTTCTGAGCTTGCAACTCGGTGTCGAGGATGGTGGCGAGTTCTTCGTGGAAGGTTTCTACTTGCTCGATGCGTCGCACATCTACTTCGGGAAAGAAGTGCTGGAGCTGGTCAAGTTGTACCTGCTTGATCAGGACCTTGCTGCCTTGCTGTTCTTCTATGCGCTTGATGCGGCTGCGCGTGATTCCTGCCTTGGTGCGCAAGGCGTGACGCTGTTGGAAAAGTTCCTCGACCTCTTCGTCTCGCTTGTATTGAAGATCGAGGAGCTGCTGATCGGATTCACCATTGAGCCCAGCGAGGTGACGTTGCACCTCGGCGAGTCGCTCTTTTGCCTCGTTGTATTCGGTCTTGGTTTTTAGAGCCATGGTCTGGATCAGGTCGTGGTCGCGCACCGCGTTCAATGCTCGTAGTTGTTTGCTAGCGTCTCGATAGGGCCTCTCCAGTGCGATGATCTCGTCATAAACACCGAAGAGCTTCTCTAGGACAGCGATACCTGCGCTGGCTGGCTCGTCAAGGTCGGCTCGCATTGGCTGGGTGACGAGCCCTGCAGCATGTTCTTGGATTCGGAAGAATCGCGCGACGATGTCCTCGAATGTGGCGTCGATACCGCGAAGCCCATAGTGCTCTTTCAAGTCGCTTCGGAACTCGTCGATGCTGATACGTTCAGCTCGTAGCTGACCTGCAGTGTCTTGGTAGGTCTGGACGAATCCTGGTTCATCGGTTGCGCGTGAATAGGTGCGGTCTTCTCCGTTGAACCGGAACGTGAAGAAGATCGAGTGGTGCCCTACCGCTCCGATGGCCGTTGAGCTCAGAAAATCGTCGACGCCGAAGGCGAAAGCGACGATCGACAAGAGGGTTGATTTGCCGATTGAGTTCTCAGCGCGTGTGCCGCCTCTTACTGTGTTGAGGCCGAGATGGAAATCAATGGGTGGTCGTATCTCACCAGCGTCGATGAACTTATCAGACCATAGTCGGGCCAACATGAGCGATCACCTGCCTTTCATCAGTGATCTCCACGGCTCCGAGTGCGTAGAGACACATCATCGTGTCGAGGAATTCGTCCGGGCCGCCAAGGGTAGCTTCCACGCTCCGAAAGAGGTCGAGGACTGCCATGGGGCCGGATTCCAGTGGTCCGAGGACTACTGGCAGGTTTGCGAGTGTGGATTCTTCGAAGGAAAACAGCTTATTCGGAAGTCTCATCGGAACACCTGACAGTTTTGCACGAAGTAGCTGATGACTGCCTCGCATGCCTCTATTCCGCCATGGGTTTGGTCGTTCAGCCATGAAACGAGCCGAGTAAAGATCTCCGGCTCAGGTGCTTGAGCCTGATCCATCGCATCAAACAGATCTGCGACGGTACGGGCGAATGCATCGAACCCTCCAGGACGTACCAGTTCGTTGCTCTTCAACACCGTGTCGATGTAGCAAAAATAGACGGCGACGTAGCCCAAAATCTTGTTCGCCAACATGACGGTTCGAGGGTCTGGGAGTTTGGTTCGCACCCTTAGGGGTTCGGTAATTTCGATGTTGAGATCGGCCTGATCTGCGTCAGGTAGTTGCCGGATGACCTTTGCGATGGCTTCTTCTACGTCCCTTTTTGCGACAATGTCACTGATTTTGTGGTTGCGCTGCTGCGCTTCCTTGATGATCTTGGCCTGAGCAATGTCATCCGGTGATGGTTCCGGCCCGTAGGAAACGGCGCAATCATGGCAGCAAGCAAGGAGGTTTGTTGGGGAGGCCGTATCACCGTGGGGATCTATGATCACGATCTCAACATCGGTAACGGGTTTGCCAGAAGAGTTGGCAAGCAGAGGCTTCTTACAGGACGTAAATGAGCACAGCCCTTGAGCTTCACCCATCAAGAAATTCTCATACTCGGTCCGCGCGAGGGCTTGACGAGCGAGGCTGACCTTTTCCATCGCGATCTCGTGAGCGAAATCCCTTTCACTACATTCAGCGATCAGCTCAGCAGCTTTGTCGCCGACCCATTCCGCCAGATTCGCCCGCCCAATGTTGGTATCAAAGACTCTCAACGCTTGAGAAAGACGATCTTTGGCCGTCGGGACGAGCGCGCGCACCTTCTTCTCGAGCTCAGTGGTGTCAAGGTAATAGAGAATCTCATCGGCGTAGTCCGGTCTGAACCCAGTGGGTTTTTCAATGATTGAGCGCATGTAGTCATCACTCCACCGATCAACCGGGTAGTTCTTGCGGGTGTCTTCAAAATCGGCATCGTAGGGAAGCTTCGTGACCATTTTGACGAATGAGCGCACCACCTTGGCATTCGCCTTTCCCAGACCAAGGTGCTCATTCAAGATCTTGATGAAAGTAGCGACCTGCTCGGCAACCGTGCCGAAAACAGCCGGGTCTGCCAAGAGTGATGTTGCCAATAGATCTGACCTCCTTCGGCTCATCACAAGCCATCACACGTCGTCACAAAATCCCGTCACAACCGGCTTCATAGCGTCATCTGTGAAGGACGAAGTCGTTAGTCGAGCCGAATACGACCTGAGTTCCATCGTACTGGATCTTCGCATTCGTAGAGATTCATATCGATGGTGTCTCTTGGTCAGGCATCGCCAAGCGTCGGAGTCCTTCCCGGGAGAGGCCGATGCCGTCGACACATCAGCATCCCCCGCAGCCCCAGATGGCAACCGCCACCAGGGGAACGACGAAGACTCGACCTTGATCACGCCGAGTGTCAACAACTCCTGAGCTCAGGTTCGCCCCCTAGGAAGAACTGCAGGTAACGGCGGGGCGGGCATCCACCACGGATGTCCGCCTTATGCCATACCTGCACCCAACCTTCCTCAACGGCTAACAACGCCACCACCTGTGGGTCTTCCGCAACGAATGCGGAGGAGCCATGAAGCTCACGATCACGTCAGAACCCATTAGCAACTACACCAGCGCGAAGGCACGTATCGACCGTGACCTCGAAGTCACGCCTGAGGAGGTAGCGGCGATGATCGCCGCCGACCTCACGCAGCGCCAACAGGCAGCCGACGACCCGTCAACCATCAAGCCGCGCACAGCCCAAGACATTGTCACCGAGCTCGGGCGCGATGAGTACAACACGTGGCACACGGTGTGGCGGCAAGACCGCGACAAGGATGTGTTGTGTTCCTGGGAGGTGTGGAACGCCCACGGCAACCAAGACCTCTATGTCACGGCCTCAGCGGAAGACCAATTCTTCGCTGTCGAAGAACAGCGCACGCGCGATGCGCTAAATGTGCTGATTGAGCAACTGATCGACGGGCTGCCAGAGGTGCAGCGCGCGGTGGCGATCGCGATCTTGGTTGAGCAGCGTCCGGCGGTCGAGGTCGCTGGCGAGCGTGGGGTGAACAAGGCGGCTGTTTCGCAGGCATTGAAGCGGGCCAAAACAACACTGGTCCAGAAGCTGCGTGAGGCAGGTGTTAACTCTTCGTCGGTTTCTGGCCTTCAGTTGAGCGACGCACAGCGTGGCGCTCAGGAAGGACAGAACCGATGAGTACCAAGCTCAAGCTCCGGGTCGGCAAGAAGCCCGACCCAGCGGCAGCGATCTCGACCACGGAAATCCGGGCCAACAAACGCCTGATCCGTCAGGTCTTCGGCACCGCGACGCCGCGTCTGGCCATCATCTTGCCCGGCTCCTACACCACTGAAATCGAAGTCCGTATGGCCAACGCTGACGACGACGATCTTATGGCGCTCGCCCGCGCGGTCGGCGTGACCGGCAAAGGTGGTGATCGGGCATGAGCATCACCGAGGCCAACCGTTTCATCACCGCGTTAAACCGGGTTGCAGAGGGTGCGACGATGCTCGCCCAAGCGATCGAAGAAGCGGCCTGGGAAGGCATCGAAGACCACGTGCGCATGCCCGGCACCCGCCCGATCGCCGCCGCCCAGCTTGCCCAACCAGCCCTCGACGACGACGCCGAGGAATACGAAGCCACCCACCAGCAGGCAAACCCGCCCTTGTTCCCGAGTCCGACACACGGCCTGTACTGAAGATCCAGTCAGCGGCCAACGAATTCATTGCAATCAAGTAACAACGAAGAAAGGTAAGACAAACATGTCTGCAACGAATCCGACCCGTGTGGTCACAGGCGAGGTCCGCCTGTCCTACGCCAACATTTTCGAGGCGAAGTCCATCCAGGGCGGCAAGCCCAAGTACTCCGTGTCGCTGATCATTCCGAAGTCCGACACCGAGACCCTGGCCAAGATCGAACGCGCCATTGACGCGGCGATCGATGCCGGGATTGGCAAGTTTGGTGGCAAGCGACCGAACAAGGCCGCCTTGAAGCTCCCGCTGCGTGATGGCGAATCGCTCGGCGGCAACCGGATCAGCGCCGAGGCTGACTTCGGAGGCTTCACCACCGCGTCGAACGACTTCCTCAACTAGAAGAGCGGAGAAGCATCATGAACGAGTGTTATTCAGCAGCGCTGTCGGCAAACACCACCACAGTCGTGGCAATGTTCGTTGGCGCTGTCCTCGGTCTCATCGTCATAAAGGTCGCCTCTGTGATTGCCGAACGGCGGGCTATCCGCCGCGATCGCAAGCGCATCGACAAGCTCATGGCTGACACCGAGGCTGAGCTCGAGAAGTACCGCGGTGACCACGACCGCTAAACCGTCACCCGTGCTGGGAGGACACCACGCCCACTTCTGCGGTGTGGTCTCCTCCCAGCACCCATTGTTTTTAGGAGGTGTCGCGCATGCGTGAACTCTTCATTGACATCGAGACCTTCTCGCCGGTGAACCTGGCGAAATCCGGGGTGTACCCCTACGCCGACCACGACGACTTCGAGCTCCTCCAGTTCGGCTACTCGATCGACGGTGGCCCGGTCGAGGTCGTCGACCTCGCGGACGGCGAGCAGTTCCCCGATACGGTGCTGGTCGCGCTGGTCGACCCGCGTGTAGTGAAGCGGGCGTTCAATGCCGCGTTCGAGCGCATCTGCCTCTCAACCTGGCTGGCCAGACAGCATCCAGAGTTCATGACGGGCCGCAGGTTTGTGGATCCTGCTCAGTGGCGCTGCACCATGGTGTGGTCTGCCTACCTCGGCCTGCCGATGAGCCTGGAGCAGGTCGCCACCGTCCTTGACCTGCCGGTGCGGAAAGACAGTGCGGGTAAGAAACTGATCACCCGTTTTTGCACCCCGACCAAACCCAGCGTCTTCAACCAGGGCGGGATGCGAAACCCGCCTGCGTCTGACCCGGACGGGTGGGAGCAGTTCATCTCCGACAACCGGCGCGACGTCGAGGTTGAACTCGCCATCCATGACCGGCTGGCCGACTTCCCGCTCCCAGACTCCGAATGGGACACCTACGTCCTTGACCACCGCATCAACGACACCGGCATCCGACTCGACCGGGTGCTCGTGGACCACGCGGCTCAGTGCGACCGGCAGCACCGCGCCACCACGCTGGCCCGGGCTCAAGAATTCACCGGACTGGAGAATCCGAACTCGCCGATCCAGCTCAAGGACTGACTCGCCTCTCATAACACGCCACTGCAATCACCGACGAAAGACGAAGTCGCCGCCGCTCTGGAGTCGGCTAACTGTGAGGTGCGCGAAGTCCTCCAGCTGCGCGGTGAGCTCGTGAAAGCATCGGTGCTTTCTGTCGGCGAGGGGTGTGAGCTGATGCCCACTGCGCCTGATTGGGCGGACGGCCTGCCTCTGGATGCCGACGGTTACGAGTGTGACTGCTACCGCAAGGACTGACCGGGTGGGTCAGTGTGGGAACCGTTGGTCGAGTGCTCCGCGTAATTGTTCGTCGGTGAGGAACTGTGCGAGTACTGCGGTTATTTGGTGCATGTCGTCAGCAGACAGCTCGGCATGCTGGCGTGAAGCGATCAGCGCATGAAACTTGCCGGTCACTTCCCGCACCTTCTGCAAGGTGTCCTTACCTGCCGGGGTCAGCGCGTGGAGCGTGGCTCGCCGGTTATCGACCGGGGTGGAACGAATCGTGAGCCCCTTGTCGGCCAGGGTTTTCAGCAGACGCGAAGGACTCCCGGACTCGCACACCAGCAGACTTCCAACCTGCACGGTGGTCAAGGGCCCGTAATCGCCAATCACCTCCAACGCCTCCGCCTGCGAAGTCGTCAACCCCAGCGGGGCCAGCAGCTCCGCAAGCTCACGGTTGCCCTGCCGCTGCAAGGCCAGGATCAGGTAGCGCAGCCGCTTCGCCACTTCTTCCAGTGATGTGTCATGCATGGTGGCCAACCGTCGGCTTGTGTGCCAGATAGTCCGCAAGTCGGGACAGTCGCTTGCCAGGCACGAGCGATGCTTCGGAGCTGCCGATTACCCGCGTCAAAACACCTTCCTGAACAACCCGATGCGTCACCGTAGCCCCGCCGGAGAGCTTCGTGATCGTCCAGGTGGAACGCTCGGACAACCCTGGGATCACAATGCTCATTACCAGATCGGCGTCACTGCTCGTGCTGTAAGTGAGCGTGCCAGACAAGATGCCTAACGCTCGGACATGCCAGGCGCCATCATTTGCCGGTGTCACCGAGGTGAAGGCCGGGTTCCAGTCAGGCAGATGAGTGGCGTCGAGGAGCACGTTGAGGATGGCGGCGCGGGAAGCGGCGACGGTGATCGTTGCAGAATAATCAGAAACCAATGACATGTCATGAATGCTATCATGCGGGTGCCCCACAAACCGCCTTCACCGTCCTCGACTCCAGTGGCACGGATTGTGTCGGGGCCGCTGCGGCGATTCTCCTAGTGACCCGTCCGGATTTGTCGGTGCTCGGGGGCGTATGGGTGAGAGCCTTCCTCACGCCGTGTCCGGTTTCGGCGCCTGCCATGCCTGACAGGTGAGAGCCTGGCGCATCCCACGCCCGCGATTGTCTACCCCGGCTCCCGGAAAAGGAGCCGGTCATGGCTACCCCGCGACAAGCGTTCACTAACCGCAAGTTCGGCACGATCCGAACCATCACCTCGGGCGGGCAGATCCTGTTCTGCGGCAAGGATGTGGCTACCACCCTCGGCTACACCAACCCGAACAAGGCACTCCAGGATCACTGCAAGGGGGGTTCCGTTTCGTTACCCCTTGAAACGTCTGGCGGCGTCCAGCACGTCAGCTTCATTAGCGAGGGTGACCTGTACCGGCTCATCTCCTCCTTCAAGCTCCCCGCAGCCCAGGATTTCGAAGCCTGGGTTGTCGACGAGGTCCTACCCACCATCCGCCGCCATGGCGTCTACGCTATCGATGAGCTCTTGGACGATGACGAGTTCCTTGAGCGCGCCATCATCCAGTTTCGCTCCGAGCGGGCCAAGCGGCTGGCAGCCGAGCAAGCCCTGCTTGAGGCCGCCCCGAAGGTCTCCTTCTACGACATCGTGTTGCAGTCAGACTCGCCGTTGACGACGACCGAGATCGCGAAGGACTATGGGCTGTTAGAGAAGAAGCTGAACTTGCTGCTGCACGACGCCGGAGTCCAGTTCAGGCAGCCTGGCCACTGGTTCCTCTACGCCCACAGGGCTACACGCAGTCGAAATCTCACGAGTACAACGAGGGCAAAATCAAAACGCACATGTACTGGACGCAGAAGGGTCGCTTGTTCACCTACGATCTGCTGAAAAACCAGCTCGGCTTGCTGTCCGTGATTGAGCAGAACGGCGGTGACGCCGCATGACCATCACTGCGATTCTGACAAGCCTGGACGTGGGGTTTTCGCCCCACAACATCGAGGGCTACCCAGACCCCACAGCATTCAAAGCGCTCAAGCTCGTGCAGCGGGCCGAGTACGGCTACCGGCCCTTGGCCTACATCTGCTCACCGTATTCCGGCGATGTGGAGGTGGCGAGTGCGTTCTGCGCCCACGCCGTGCAGCGGCAGAAGATTCCGTTGGCTCCGCACGTGTACTACCCCCAATTCATGAACGACCAGGATCCCGAACCGTGAGAGTTGGCGATGCTTTCAACCGCGTCCTGCTCTCCAAGTGCGAGGCGATCTGGGTCTACACCGGTCGCGTCTCGGCAGGGATGCGCGCCGAGATCGAATGGGTACACCACCTCGAGCTACCTATCCGCTATTTCACTGCCGGTTTTGAGGAGGCCTATGGCACCGATGACCATGCGTACCGCCACCGTCACAGGCCAGCAGAACAACGCCCACTACCCGAACCGGCACGAGGTCACCACTGTGGCTGATGCAGAGGCGAGATTTCATGACAAAAGATGGCACGAACCGGGGCGGACGGCGCGTCCGTGCAGGTGCGAAATTCGACCCGCTGAATGAGAAATTCGCCACCGGCCGCCCCGCAACCCGACTCACCACCCCGCACGAGTTTGATGTGTTTGAGTTGGATGGCACCGATTTCGGTGATGGCGCGGTGCTGCCCGGTGAGCCGATGCCAGAGCCAGATGACTATCTGCCTGCTAAGCAGCGCGACGGCAAACCGCGACTGCTCCTATGGGTCGGTGGGTCGTTGACCTGTATGCCGCCCTGACCAATCAAGCCTACTAACCCTTTGAGGGAGGGCATTTTCACGTCCACGATGACGATTTCTGACCTGCGCACCAAGCGCGCTGAGACCTGGGAGAAGGCCAAGGCCTTCCTCGACGACCACCGCAACACCGACGGCATCTTGTCGGCCGAAGACGACGCCACCTACGCCCACATGGAAGCCGACATCGACGCCCTCGCCAACGAGATCCCCCACTCCGAGCGAGCCCAGCGCCGCGACGCCGACATGGCCCGCGCCACCGCCGCCCCACTCGTGTCCATGCCCGAAGGATCTAACATCGATCCCGAGACTGCACCGTCGAGCCGTCGCGCCACCAACACTTACAAGCAGGCGTTCTGGAACGCGGTGCGCCTCAACGCCTCCCCGCTCGAGGTCCGCAACGCCCTGTCCGAGGGCGTCGACACGGAAGGCGGGTACCTCGTGCCGGACGAGTTCGAACACACCCTCGTGCAGTCCCTGGCCGACCAGAACATCGTCCGCCCACTGGCACGGGTCATCCAGACCACCTCCGGGGACCGCAAGATCCCCGTCGTCGCCACCCCCGGCACCGCGAGCTGGCTCGACGAAGGCAGCGCCTACACCGAGTCCGACGAAAAGTTCACCCAGCTGTCCCTGTCGGCCCACAAACTCGGCACCTTCCTCAAGATCAGCGAGAAACTTCTCAACGATGCCGCCTTCGACATCGAGGCCTACCTGACCGCCGAATTCGCCCGCCGCATCGGCACCGCCGAAGAGGAAGCCTTCATCGCCGAAGACGGCAAGGGCAAGCCCACCGGCATCTTCGACGCCACCGCCGGAGCCCAGGACGGCGTCACCGCCGCCAAGGCCACCGACATCACCGCCGGATCCCCAGACCTGATCTTCGGTAAGCCGGTGCATTCGTCGGCGTTCGTGCCCGAAGTCAAGGCCGGAGCCCGCAGCGTCGCCTTCGGCGACCTGGGCTACTACTGGATCACTGACCGGCAGGGGCGTTCGTTTAAGCGCCTCAACGAGCTGTTCGCCACCACCAAGCAAGCCGTCATCATGCTCGCCACCCACTTCTACGAATCCCGCGACGGCGCCACCGCCGGATACTGGGTCGACAAATCCGGCACCACAGACGCCGTCTGGAACGCTGTCAACACCCTGCTGCGGTTCGACCGCGACTGGAAGATCTAGACAGACACCCGCCCATGATACTAGGCCAAATGCGTACCCTCGTCGGCCTTATCGCACCCATCACCACCACCGATGCGGCCGGATTCGAAGCCACCCGTGACGAGATCATCGCCACCTGCCGTGCCGACATCGAAACCCGCCACGCCACCGCCGTCTGGGTCAACCGGGCCGCCTACACCCAAGCCACCGACAGCTTCCGTATCCGAGCAATCCCCGGACTTATCGTCGACGCCTCCATGGAACTTTCCTGCGACCGCGGCCGCTTCATCATCGACACCGTCGAGAACATCGGCGGACGCTACATAGAGATCCTCGCCCACCACACCGAGCCGGAAGGAACCACGTGATGGCACGCATGCAGATCAACCGGTTCCTCGACAGCCTCCAGACCGTCAGCACTGCGATTGAGGCGTGCGCAGACGAGGTCTTGCACGCCGGGGCCAGGATCGTCGAAGCCCGGATGCGCTCCAACCTCCAACAGGCCATCGGACAAGGACAGCACCCGTCGCGACCCACCGGACAACTGCTGTCCACGCTCGGCATCACGTCGGTCAAGGTCAACTCCGGCGGAGACCACAACATCAAGGTCGGGTTCGCCGAAAACCGCACCGACGGACGCAGCAACGCGCACATCGCCAACGTCCTCGAACACGGCCGCTCCAATCAGCCAGCCCACCCCTTCCTGGCACCCACCCGATCCCAGACCCGAGCCCCCGCCACGAAGCAAGCACTCGCCGCGCGAATCAGTCAAGTACAGCCATGATCGTGCTCGAAACCCTCAACCAGCTCACCCAACAACTTGGGCTACCCTCGGCCGTCGCCCTGTACACAAAGACACCAGCCCCAGACACCTACCTGGTGATCACACCACTGGTCGACACACTCGAGGTCTTCGCAGACAACACCCCCGGCGTGCAGACCGAACAAGCCCGCATCCCCCTATTCACCCGCGGCAACTACCTACCCCTACGCGACCGGATCACCACCGCCCTGCTAAAGGCCGGGCTGACTATCACCGGCCGACAGTACGTCGGCTACGAGGCCGACACCAGATTCCACCACTACGCCATCGATGTCGCCGGACGGGCAGCTCAGCCCAGTTCGGTGTCGCCGTGGCCTGCACGCTGACCGGGCTTATCCGGGGTCTGCCGTTGCCTACTCGTAGTGGAAACGAGCTTGCAAGACCACAAGGTCGTCACCATCGACGAGGTACACCAACCGGTGTTCCTCGCTGATGCGACGCGACCATGTCCCCGACAGCATGTGTCGCAAGGGTTCGGGCTTGCCGATGCCTGCGGTTGGATCACGCAGGGCGTCGTCGATCAACCGGTTGATGCGCTTGAGGGTCTGCCGGTCAGCGCCAAGCCAGTAGGTGTAGTCGCGCCAGCCGTTAGGCGTAAAAACCAGTCTCATCGCACTAGATCGTGCTCATCGCGCTTGCCCGCACGGGCCTGCTCCAAGCTCTCCAGCAGATGCTTAGCATTGGCTGGAACCCGCAGCAGATGCGCCGTCTCAGCCAGCGCGTCATAGTCCGCCCGGGAAAGCAGCACCGCGTCACCATTGCGCGAGGTGATCTCGACTGGCGCGCGATCCTCGTTGACCTGCTGAATCAACGGGAACAGGTTCTTTCGTGCCTCCGTGGCAGTGACAGCCATGACCAACCTCCTCCATATGGTACCGAATCTTGTACCAGTATGCCTCGCGGTGACACTCGCTGCCAACCCGTCGAACACCTCTCCCCCTTGTCGCGTCCCATCCCCCGTGGTGGGGCCGCACCCGCTATCCCTCGTGCCCTGAAAGGACACCACCTATGGCCACGATTGGTTTGGACAAGCTCTACTACGCCACGGTCACTGAGGACCCCGCCACTGGGGCCGAAACCTACGGCAAGCCGGTGCAGCTGGGCCAAGGCGATCTCTGCCGAGCTCGAGGTAGAGGTTGCCGAAGCCACCTTGTATGCCGATGACGGCGCATCGGAGGTGGTCAAGGAGTTTGCCTCCGGCACCCTCACCCTGGGAATCGATGATCTGGGGCCGACGGCTGCTGCAGCACTGGTCGGTGCCCGGGTCGACAGCAACGGGGTGCTGGTGTCCGCCTCTGCGGATGGCGGTGCCCCGGTCGCGATCGGGTTCCGTGCCGCCCGCTCGAGCGGGAAGTACCAGTACTTCTGGCTGTATCGGGTCAAGGTCGCTGTCCCCAAGACGTCTCTGTCAACCAAGGCCGACAGGATCAAGTTCGCCACTCCTGAGATCGAGGGCACGATCTTGCGCCGCAACAAGACCGACACGGCAGGCAAGCACCCGTGGAAGGCCGACGTCACCGAGGGCGGCACCGGGCCCGTCGGCATTGTCCCATTCACGGTGAACTCCCCCGCCGGAACCCTCACCGTCGACGCGGCCCGCATGCTGTGCCACGTCGCAGGCAAAGCCCAAACCGGCGCACTGATCAGCGACTTCCCGACCCTGGTGCCCAGAGCGAACCGGATCATCCCCGGCTCCGGGATAGGCCAACTGGTCATCACGCCCGGCTGGCGCAATCCCTAACCGCCTCAACCCGCAAGGACACCCCGCCATGTTGAGCGTTCACGACCGCACCACCACTGACTTCACCACCAGCGGGCTGGCGGTCCTCGACCCGGCCATCACCGACCCGGCCCACAGCCACCTACCGGATCAACATGGTCGACCTATCCTCCAATCGCGAATACGCCGACCTTGCCTGGTTGGAAACCGTCACCTCGGGTGACACCGTCATCGTGCGCCACCACACCACCGCTGTCACCGCCCGGGTGATGGGTTACACCTTCGACCCGCTCACCGGCTCCTACATCAGTCTGAAGCTGGGTCAGGCCGCAGCCGACCAGGCAGCCGCCGCCCTCACCGAGGCCCACACTGAACTCACCCGCACCGCCAACCAGGTCGCGGCCGCCACCACCGCCATCACCGGGCTGCGTACCGACCTGACAGCGCTAGACACCGAGCTCGACCAGACCCGCACCATTCTTGATTCGGCAACCCGCACCGCTGCTGACGCCAAGTCCGCTGCCGTCGCGGCCGCGCTGCGTGCGGGGATGCTCGAGCCCGGAAACCTCGTGTGGAATCTCCGCTTCGCCCACAACGCCGACGGGTGGGGTACCCCATCAGAGGGCACGCGCACCGTCCACACCAGTGGCGGATACCGCGACGCCTACATCACCTACCGGTGGGCCACGATCACCGGCACCGGTCGCGACACCATCACCAACGGTGACAATGACCCGTCAAAGGTGATCTCCACCGCCAGCGGCCGCAGCTACAGGCTCTCGGTGCGGATCCGTTGCGCACAACCTTTGCCCGCTGGGGCGTTGACCATGTCAATGTTCGGCGACAGCCCAGCCGCCTCCGCGCAGATTCCTGCCAACACGTGGACGCTGTGGGAGGCCGTGTCCACCACATGCGACACCCAGCCCCAGCAAGGTTTGACATGGTTGACGATCACCGGCGTCACGGTTCCCACCGGCGTAGACATTGATCTGTGTGAGCCCACAGTCGTGGAGGCTGCCGGGGATTGGTTGATCATCGACGGCACTATCAAGACCACCAAGATCATCGCCGGGGCCATCACCACCGCGAAACTCACTGCCGAAGCAGTCGATGCGATCAGGATCAAAACCGGCACCATCACGGCCCTGCAGATCGCTGCAGGCACACTGACCGCCGCCCAAATCAAGACCGGGTCACTGACCGGCGATAGGCTGGTAGCCAACACGATCACCGCGGTCAACATCATGGCTGGGTCGATCACCTCCGAAAGCTGACCATCGCCAACGGCTACATCTCCACCGCAGTGACCACCGACGCCGCCATCACCAACGCCAAGATCACTGCCTTGGATGCGGGCAAGATCACCACCGACTACCTGTCGGCTGCACGGATCACTGCCGGGACGATCACCGCGGACAAGCTCGCCGCCAACGACTCCACGCCGACCTGACCACTTACCGCAGCGCCCTCACGAAGATGGAGTCGGCTGGCGAGTTGACCCCGCCACCTACCACATCCTCTGCCAACACATCGAGATCGCCCCCGAACGACAGACGACCGTCGTGTTCAGAGACGGGACACGGATCGCGGACCAAGGCTGACGGCAGGGCTCCTGGGAAGTAGGCCGTCGCTAATTCAAAGAACCCGACCCTGTACTCGCAGGTGGCTCTGAGAATTGTCAGACCCGCGCGCGAGAATCTTGATCATGCAGAGTCTGACGAAGTTAGACCCGAAGGCGTTGATCGCTGCAGGGTTCGACAAGGCACTCGCAGCGTAGCAGCCAAAGGCCCAGGCGAATGTAGCCCGTCTTCGTCGGGTGCACCCCGATATGACGCCTGCTGAGCTCGTTGCGTACATCAACACGTGGTACCTCGGCACCGTCACTGCCTCTGGCACAGGAGCTGGCGCAGCCGCCGTGGTACCCAACGGCGTTGCCCAAGCCTCGGTTACAGTCGCTGATCTCATCACGTATTTGGAGGCTTCGGTCTACTACATCCTGCGCCTCGCCGAGATCCACGACCTCGATCTCGAAGACTTAGAGCGGCGTCGGCTGCTTGTCACTTCCGTCCTCCTGGGTAGCTCAGCCTCTTCCAAGGTCTTGGACAAGGTCATCGGTCGCACCGCCCCATACTGGGGCAAGAAACTGGTCGATGCGATCCCAATGGAGGCAGTCCGCCAAGCAAACAAGATCCTCCGCCCACGGTTCGTCACCAAGTGGGGCACCAAGACAGGAGTGCTTGTCCTCGGCAAACAAGTCCCCCTCATGATCGGCGCAGCCATCCGCGGCGGAGGCAACCTGTTGTTCGGATCGTTCGTCATCAAAGCTGGCGAGAAAATCCTCGGCCCCGCACCAGCCACATGGCCGCAGCTTGACGAGACCGAGGTCGTCGCCGTCGAGGCCACTGACGCCAGCGATCTTTGATCACAAACACCCGCCCCCAACAGCGTGATGTGCACCTAAGCACGCGATGCCGCCCTAACCAGGGCAACTCTCACGCGCGGGGCCCAAAATGGCACAAGCACATGACAAAATGCCTGCTGGCGCGTGAGTGTATCAACGCCAGCAGGCACTTAGTGGAGATGGCGGGAATCGCCTGCATAATGCCATCTACTAGGCGGTATATCGGTCAGGCTATGGATTGCATCCCCAGCGCAGCTCAGTCAAGACATGTACCTAGCCATCACCGCATCACCGACACGAAGTCGGCCAGCCTGACATGACGGCACGCCACCGCCCGCACCGACGATTAATCCACAAATCCATGACAGTCACAGATCACTCGACTAATGTCGCGTCACCCTTGGCCTGCCCATGAGAATCAACTGTGGCGCTACACGCCCACGCCCGACTCACGCGGCCACCAAGCTGGTTCTCGGCCTCAACAACACCGGTCACGTTCGCCTTCCATACGTCAGTTGACTTCGACTCAGCATTAATGGACACCTTCTCGTGGGAAAACTTCGCCGTGGACGGCGCATTAAGCTGATTCCTCACCGCATCCTCGCACACCGATTTCGAGTCGAGCTCGACATTAAAGTCGCTCAGCTCATAGCCGCGATGCTTATCGCCACCACCACATGAAGCGAAAACGACAATGATTATGACGATGAGCGAAACGGCCGCTAGGCAGCCTGGCCCCTTCCGATCTTTCCCGCTAGCAGCGGGATCGAAGTTCTCGTCGGGCATTGGTATTCCCTTCCCTACGCCGCCGTGTCGCGGCTCATGAGGTTACGCTCACTGTCGGTCAGGTGAGCAAGTCGTGTGTGCAGAATGTCATCGGTGACCCACAGGTCGAGGGCGGCATCCTGTGTTGTGGAATCAGCAAGGGCGTCGGCGACTGCCTCGAGGTCGGGCAGTAGCCACCTCGCCGTGGCCAGCCTCACTCGCTCCTCGCCTGACGCCGACTGGACTCCGAGAAGCCCGAGCCGTATATGTGTCAGCTCGTGCGCTAGGGTGCAGCGACGCTCCCGCTGAGTGAGACCCTCGGCCAGCCAGATAGTGCGACCGTCGGTGGCTCCACGCCACCCGGTGGGCAGTCCGCCCCACACGAGGTCAATGTCGGGGTGTGAGCGCAGCCACGCCCACGGGTTAGGCGGGGTCATCGCCCCACTCAGCTTCCATGCGCTCCCGGTCTGTCGGGGTGCCGGGATTGTCGGCAGCCAGGTCAACCTCGGGAGGTCGAGCTACTTCGGCAGCGGCGTCGAGAAGCTCACCGGAGTCGACGTCGAGCGCCTCACAGATGGCGACGAATGCCTCTATGGCAATCGAACGCGTGCCAGTGAGAGCTCCCACGACAGCCCCCTTGGATAGCCCTGACGACTCCACGAGCGAGTCATATGTCACGCCTCGCCGGGAGCGCTCCGCTGCTAGCGCTGACGCGACGTAGCGCGTCACTGGCCCGGTGAGCTTCTGCCGTCCCATATCCATAGGGTCGCATATATGACTGTGAAGCGCAAGGGGCTGAGTCATTGACATAGTCGTAATTACGACTATGATCGGTGGCATGACCGATACACATAACCCCCGGGGCGCAGCGGCAGCAGAGGTCCGGGCCGCAGTCGCCAAAGCCGGGGTCAGCTACCAGGACCTCGCTCAATGGGTCGGAATCAGCCCGACAGTGCTCGCTCGGAAGCTCAACGGCTCATCTCCGCTCGGCGTCGAAGAGCTCATCTCCATCGCCCGAGTCCTCGATATCAGGCCGTCCGACCTCATCCATGCGGCGACCATCGCGGCGGCGGCATGAAAACCGAGACTGTATATGAGTCCGTTGCCAGCGCGGCCGCGCGCTGCGCCGTGGCACAGCGAACCATCCGGTCAGCTATCGATCGGGGCGACCTTCCGGCATGCCGCCCAGCCGGTGCGGCCATTGTCCGGCTACGCGTCAGCGACGTCGACCGATGGATATCAGGAGAAACCGGCAAACCCAAGACACGTAGCCCCCGAAAGTGAGGAGACTCCCGTGACATCTATTTCCGCTTTTGATGGACGCGGACTCGTCCTCGCCATCGCTATTGCCGCCGTCATCGTCATTACCGCATTACTGGAGGGGAAATGAACCGCGAAGAAGTATTGGACGTTATTGCCAGGGCGCGTAAGGATTATGCCCTAGTCGACCTTCGCGATGCTGACCTGTACGGGGCCAACCTGTACGGGGCTGACCTGCGCGGGGCTGACCTGCGCAGCGCCAACCTGCGCGATGCCAACCTGCGCGGGGCTGACCTATACGGGGCCAACCTGCGCGATGCTGACCTGTACGGGGCCAACCTGTACGGGGCTGACCTGTACGGGGCTGACCTGTACAGCGCCAACCTGCGCAGTGCCAACCTGCGCGATGCCAACCTGCGCGGGGCTGACCTATACGGGGCCAACCTGCGCGATGCTGACCTGTACTGGGCCAGCTGGTGTGGCCTAGCCATCGACGGGCTACACCGCTACCGATGCCTCCTCGTCCCGACACCGGAATGGTGGCTCATCACTATCGGATGCTGGTCGGGGACTGTCGGGGATCTGCGCGAGCTGATCGCTGGCGATGATTGGCCCGAATCTACCGGCGACGAGATCACCCGCCTCCGCCCGCTACTGTCCTCATTCTGTGACATGTGTGACGCCCATATCGCCGCACATCCGGGCGTGATCGACGCGCTATCCGACAGGTGGGCGTCATGAGCACCGTCGACCGGTGGAGTGTGGCCCGTGCCGAGCGTGAATGGCTCGCCCGGCACGAATGGAATAGGCGACCAGGCGGCTCGGATGAGCCTTGCCCTGAGTGTAACGGCTCTGGCGAGGGCAAATGGGGCGGCTGGTGCCACACCTGCGGCGGGGACGGCACGGACCCCCACGGGGGCAGATCATGAGGCGCGCAGGACAGGCAGTAGCTCTCGGCTCATGGCCGGACGGGTCGCCCGAATGGCTGAAGGCTCGCCGAAGCCGCATCGGCGGCTCCGATATCGCCGCGATCGTGGGCCTATCGCCATGGTGCTCACGCTGGGAATTGTGGCACCGCAAGCGCGGCACCATCGACGACACCCCCTCCAGTGCCCTCATGGAGGCAGGCCACTATGTCGAGCTGGCGGCCGCCCACTGGTATGCCGACAATCATCTACCTGACGGCCTGTATCTGCGAAACACCGGCACGTGGGTGCACCAGGAACGGGATTGGCAGCTGGCCAATCCCGACCGGATCATCGTCGACAATCCGCACTCGCTCAAGAACCCGGTCGGGATACTCGAAATCAAATACACACCGAATACCCCTGGCCAGTGGGGCCGCGATGGCACCGATCTCCCGCCCGCACACTATTGGGCACAGGTTCAGTGGTATATGGATGTTTTCGGCGTCGACTGGGCCGATTTCGCCGTGCTCTCTACCTGGGGATTCCGGCGCTTCCATGTCCAGCGGGATGACGAATGGCTGGCCTATGCCCGCGCCGAGGCCGAGATCTTTGTCGACATGCTCGAGCTGGGCATCGAGCCGCCAGACGACGACGAGCTACCGGCGAAGCTATATGCGGTCGAGCGCCTACGCCATCCAGAAATCATTGACGAGCAGGTCACGATCACCGATCCTGACGCGCTGCGCACTATCGGCCAGGCGGCACAGCTGCATGCCTCCGCCAAGGATGCCAGCGACGAAGCCAAAGCCTACGAGGACTCCGCTAAGGCGATCCTCGCCCGCGCCATGGGAGAGAACCGCACCGCAGTAGCCCCGGACGGCACCACGCTGGCCACCCGCCGAGCCCGCAAGGGCCGCGACGGCAAGCCAGGAACCCCCTACATCACCCTCACCTGACAGGAATAATCATGAGCACAGATATTGAGCATGTCGAGCACGCCGCACAACCGCAGGTGGCCTCACTGGGCGAGCAAATGGAGTATGCCAGAGCCTTGGCGGCCTCTACTATTCTTCCGCCCGCATTCCAGCGCCAGCCCGCCAACGTCCTCATTGCCATGGAGGAGGCTCGCACACTGGACGAGTCTCCGTGGACGATTATGCAGGAAATGGCGGTCATTTCTGGGAAGCCCTCTTTTAGCGCAAAGTTTATGCGTACCAGAGTCAGAAAAGCAGGGCACCTATTGCGTGAATCATTCGAGGATGGCGTCGCCCGCTGCGTCATTATCCGAGCCGACGACCCAGAGTTTGAGCATGTCGCCGAATGGGATCGTGCGAAGGCGGAAAAGCATGGGCTGTGGGGGAAAGGGCATTGGGTCAAAAATCCGCAATTGATGCTCTCCAATCGCGCCCTCTCCGAGTGTGTGCGCGAGGCATGCTACGAGGTCATGGGAGGCGTCGGGTACACCCCAGACGAGGTGGCCGACTTCGCCGAGCCGGTGCGCCCAGCCAATGTCACCGTCTCCGAGCACCGCGACGATCGGCCCGACTGGGGAGTCATTCTCAATGCCATGAAGGCCACCGGGGCCACCCAGCAGCAGGTCCTCGACGTAGCCTCGCGCATCCTCGGACGCCAGGTGGCCACCCTGGGTGGCCTCACCCAAGCCGAGCTCGACGCCACCGCCTCAGCCCTCCTCGCGGACCACATCGAGGACGCCAATGACGAGCCTCTCGTCGACGCCGAGGTTGTCGACGAGGCCACCGGCGAGGTGCAGCAATGACGGGTGCCAGAAAGGCGGTCCGCCTCGACCCAGCCCAGGCGAGCCGCGCCCTCGAAGAGTCCATCGAGTGGGAGCGCGGCGGGTGCGCGACCACTACACGGCGTCAAATCTGGGTCCACACCATAGACGGTGACGCCATGTACATTCACGTTCCCCGGGTGGCCTACGCCGCAGCCCACGACTGGACTTCAGCCCCGGGCAAGCTGACGCGCACCTGCGGCAGGCCGCAGTGTGTGGCCCCCAGCCATCTGGAGATCATCGCCCCCAAGGCTGCGGATCGGCCCCCAGCAGACCTCGACCGCATCGCCTACCTGCGCCGTCGCGGCTGGGGCTGGCGACGCATCAGCAAGGACACCGGGTGGAGCGCCGCCGATGTCGCGGCCATACCCCATGTGCGGCGCATCCACGAGCCCCTTAAAAAAGACGCCGCTGAATATATTGAAAGGATTCAATGATATGGCGAATAATACACAAATAACAATTGTTGGAAACCTCACGTCTGACCCGGATATGAGGTTCACTAGCAACGGCACACCGGTGGCTAATTTCACCGTGGCTAGCACGCCAAGCCAATACGATAAGCAGCGTGGCGAATGGGTGAACGGCGAGACCATGTTCCTGGGCTGCTCCGTGTGGGGTCAGGCCGCCGAAAACGTGGCCGAATCCCTCTACAAAGGGACACGCGTCATGGTGCAGGGAAATCTCAAGGCCCGCACATGGCAGGACCGCGGCGGCAACCGCCGCACCTCCTACGAGATCGACGTCAACGAGATTGGCCCATCACTGAGGTTCGCTAGGGTGAGCCAACCGCAGCTCAACGCACCCAGCGGCACAAAGCCTCAGGACTCTGGGCGGCCCAAGCAGCCTCAGCGGGCGGTTGACCCGTGGGGCCAGCAGCAGTCCGATGAAGCACCATTCTGAGGAGCGACATGCTGAAAGACAAAGTGCCACTCTTCGAGTACAGCCCAACCACTATCACCGCCGACCAGGCTGAGGCATGCGAGCAGCTCCTGCACGACCACGAAGCCTCCGACCTGATCGGCATGCTCATCAACCCAGACCAGATCGCCACCGACACACCAGATGATTCCCCAGACAGGCCGCTCCGTCGCAGTCACATCGTCACAGCGTTCTCTAGGGCGAGGAGAGTGGCATGAGAGCTACCTATCATCTTGACTGGCGCGACTGGGTCAGCAATCTCTGCGACGCTATCGATCACGCCCTCGACGATATCGATCAATCCTCGGCCAGAGGAGAAGCCGCATTCCCGATCGAGTACGCCTTCGATTGCTCCCACGCCACGGCCCGTGAAGTCGTCGACCCCAGAACGGACGACCTCGAGAGCACGGTCGTCTATGCCGTCGAAGCGGCCTTGACCCTGCAGGAAATCCTCGACAACGGCCCAGACGACGCAACCTCAAAGGCGCAGGAACGTCACAAGATAGCGTCAGCTATTCCTGCGCTCCTGCGCTACGCACGGGCGCTCCTCGACGAGTACGCCTCCGCCATGGACAGACACGAGGAGCAGGCCCGATGAGCCAGCAGTTCACTGTGCTGGTGCCCGCTGCCGTGTGGATGAGCGCCAACGGGCGCTATCACTGGGCTGACCGTGCCCGCAGGACGCGAGTCTTGCGGGCCATGGCGGCCGCGCAGTGTCGCCGCCACCACATTCACGCCGACGGGCCAGTTCGCGTTGTCGCAGAGATTTCCTACCGCTCTGGGAGGGCCGACCCCGCCAATGCTTATCCGACCGTCAAGGCCCTAATCGATGGCATGACCGACGCCGGAGTGTGGCCCGATGACGACTCACAGCATGTCATCGGCCCAGACATGCGCCGGGCTACCGATCCCTCCCCGAAGGGCTTCCACACCGTCACTATCAGAGTAGAGGGGCAGTGATGCTCACATCAATTGACCTTACTCGCCCCGCCGCCGCTGCGGCGTTGAGGAATGTGCGCTGGCTGCATCATCGCATCGACGGCACGTTCTCAGGCGGACGCATCCTGTGGGCTCAACGCACGCCAATGCACATCCTGGTCAGGCACGACGCCTACCGCCCTAACGCCGACATGTCATGGATCGCATCGGCTGGCGTCATCGCAGAGGGGCACCCCAGTGACGGCGACACGATTCAGCTACATCTTGTCGCCTGCCCATGTGCGAGCGTGCGCACGCCCGGACGGTCTCGCGGAGTGCGCACACCCATCACGGATCATGACGGGCAGATCACGTGGGCGCGTCAGCGCTTCCGCGACATAATCGACTGCGCCGCTGTGGACGCAACACCACTGCGGCCCGTGTTCGGGCACAAGTCCAGCGGCCTTGTCACGATTAGGCGCGTCGACTACACCGTCTCCGGGCGCGTCATCGACGCGGCAGCGCTGGAGCGCATGGTCGCCTCCGGCGTCGGGCCAGGGAAAGCCTACGGCTGCGGAATGGTGATGGTCACCCATGAGTGAGGCCACTAGGCTCGTCTACGATCTAGCGGGATGCCCGCCCATCACCGCCGCATCCACAGCCAAGCACCTGCAGGATCACCCCGGAGTGTGCGCCATCTGCGGCCACGATGAGCCCATTACCGCAGACTTCGACAAGGCCTTGGGGAAGAACTTCTCCGACCGGTCACTGCTCGAAGGCGGCACATCGAGGGTATGCCCGGCATGCCTGTGGTGCTGTTCCGGAAAACCACCGGCAACACTGCGCATGTGGACGATCGTCGCCGCGCCGGGAACGGCGTGCCAAACCCACGAGAAAGCATTCCTCCAAGACACCCCCGGGCTGTCGCTTATCAACCGCGCCAACCCTCAACCCCTCGTCGACATTCTGTCCGACCCGCCTGAGGGTCCTTGGGTGGCATCGGTGGCCCTCTCGGGCCAGAAACACGTCCTGCCATACGCCCGCGTCAACCACGGGCGCACATGGGTGGTGCGCGTCGAAGACACCCAGGTCTCCGCAACCTCGGACGAGTGGGCGACAGTGCGCGACGCGGCCATGGGGCTACGCCGCATGGGGGTGCCCGCCGAAGCTGTGCGAGAGGGCAGGCCAGCATTCATCAAGACATCCGAGCAGCTAGCCGCATGGCGCGGCCTCGACCGGCAGCTGTCCGGATGGCACCGCTCACCACTACTCGACCTGGCCCTGTGGACCGTCACGAAAGGAACCATGCAATGACCACACCAACCCCCGAGGAGCTCGACGCTGTCACCGTCGATCTCATTTTCGCCCTGCGATCCAGTCTCACAGACGTGAGCCTGCTCGACTTCTGGGCGGGCCGTGTCACCACGGCCATCACCACTGCCGCAGCAGGATCAGAGGACGCCGGGCAGGCTATCACGACCGCATTCCGCAAGCTCCAAATCGAGTCACCGTCAATTTATTGTGCCGACGGCCTTAAGCGCATCGGCCGAGCCATCGACGTCGACTATCAGGCGTGGGCCTCCCACGTGAGCCGTCACATCGTCTACATCGTCGCCCTCGCCATGACGGAGCGCGACAAGCACAAAATCATAAAGAAAAGCACTGAGAAAACCACTGCTACGACCGAGGAGATCCCCTTCTGATGACTACCACAATCGCCACCATGCACCCCCAATATCAGTACGTCGCCACTCTCACCTCACCCTTCGCCCACGGCGCAGGATCCTCCGGGGAACACGCGCCTCCTGCGCACCCACGAGGTCATCTCCGACGGCGACACAACCGTGCAGGTGCCCTTCCTGTCCGGGGCATCCATCCGCCACGGCATCCGCTCCGCCCTGGCGTGGCGGATCGCGTCAACATGCTTCGAGCCGGGCACTATGACGAAAACCCAGGTCGACCTGCTGTGGTCTGGAGGGGCCATCTCATCCACCGGGGCACAGGTCGACCTCGACCTACAGCGACGCGTCCGCGACCTTCTCCCGGCCCTATCCGTGCTCGGCTACGCGGCCCACTCCGACATCTACGAGGGGACGGCGCGCGTCTCCGACGCCATCCTCGTGTGCGCCGAGAACGCATTCCGCCTCCCCGAGCAGGTAGCCGGGCAGCGCCCCCGCCGCGCAGGAGCCTACCGGGGCGAAGAGTTCGGCACCCGCCACGACACGGCCTCCACCCAGGCGTCCCGCATGATCGCGCCCCCAGACACCCTCGACGGCGGCACGACCGAGTCGACGCAAATGATCTTCGACACCCAAGTGCTCCTGCCAGGATCCCAGCTGTGGGGAACCATCGGGCTCACCCCAGCCGCCACCGACGAGCAGCAGGTGGCCCTACAGGCGGGCATCGGGCTATGGGCCCCCGAAGGCGTCGCCCACCTGGGTGCCTCGACAAACACCGGCTACGGTGCCGCCACCCTCGACTGGCGCGACAGCATCGCCCAGTCTGTCATCGACGAGTCCGTCGCGTGGCTCGACTTCAGCCTGCGCCACAATGCGGAAGCCATCCGCGACCTCATCATTGAGGTGACACAGTGAGAGTCACAGCACACCTTGACTCTCCGATTGTCGGCGCCGACACATGGCAGACACCCCTCGATGGGCCCCTGTCGTGGGCCTGGGCGGTGCGCGCCCGAGCACGCGGAGAAACAATTCCCCCCGCCCCAACACCGTCAACACCGGCGGCGGACTTCCCCCTCCCTCTCGCCCGCTGGCAGAGGGAGGGGTGGTGGGGCTGGCGCACCTCGAGGGCCCACATCGATGGTCCGGTGCACACCGCCATGGAGATACGCCGCAAGCCCGCCACTGGCCCCATGTCTGTGTGGACATCGGACGCGAAGCATCACAACGGGCTCGGCCCGACGAAGGCCCGCAACGTCATCCGGGCCGCCATCGTCACCTCCACCGTCTGGTGGGATGTCGAGCCCACCGACGTCGACGACCTGGCGGACCTGCTGAGACACGTCACCCACCTCGGGGCGCGCCACAACGCCGGGGCAGGCCACGTCACCCACTGGGCACTAGACGACGTCGACGGCGACTGGACCGACCGGGAGTGGCCGCCCCAAGCGGCCTGCCGGGCACCCTACTGGCACCCCTCGCGCCGGAGTCTCCAGTGATCGACCCTCAGATTATTGATGCCGTGTGGGCGTGGCTTCCGCCGCGCCCCGACCGGCGGCGCACCGTCACCCCCTCCATCGCGGCAGCGCAGCTGGGGCTCACCCCCGCACAGGTGACGGCAGCACTCGCCACTCTCAGACGCCAAGGCCGCATCGCATACTCCCGGCGCGGACAACCCTACAAATCGATAGGAGATGCGGAATGCTCATCGACTCACCGCGACTAACCGACGCCGACAGGAAGGCGTGGACCCGCCTGGAGCGCTACGATCGCGCCCTGGCAGCCGACCCCAGGTGGACGTCCCGTGAGGACCGTGCCCACAAAACCATCCGGGAATTCGCCGAGGCGGGGCAATGCTACGCGTCGACGTCATGGGGTAAAGACTCCACTGTTGTCGCCCATCTCGTCGCCACCAGCGGCGTCAGGCTTCCCCTGGTGTATGTGCGTATGAGACGGTGGGAAAATCCCGACTGCCTCACCGTGCGGGACGCTTTTCTTGGCGAGTACGGCGACCGCGTCGACTACCACGAATACTGGGTAGATGGCGGGCCCCGCTGGTGGGACAATATTGAATTCAGCGACCGTAAAGGCCAGCACACTCGCGGGCAATTCACAGGACCGGAAAAAGAATTCGGCTCGCGACATATCACCGGTGTACGTGCTGAGGAATCACGTATGCGCGACATGGTGATAGCCAGGTGGGGTGAGGCTGGCCCGGGTGCCTGTCGTCCCATCGGGCGATGGACAGCGGTCGACGTGTTCGCGTATCTGTGCCGCCATGATCTGCCAGTGCATCCCGCCTACGCCATGAGCTGCGGCGGCCACTACGACCGCCGCTGGCTGCGCGTCTCCCCTATCGGTGGCATCACCCAAGCCCACCGAGGCCGCGCCGATTGGGAGCGCACCTACTACCCCGACATTGTGGAGGAGCCATGAGCGCGCTGAGAGCGCCGTTCCCGTACTTCGGCGGCAAGCGTCTCGCCGCCCAGATCATCTGGGAGCGCTTCGGCGATCCTGGCGGCTATGTTGAGCCCTTCTGCGGGTCGGCTGCGGTCCTGCTAAACCGCCCAGCCTTCAAGGGAAGGCGCGTGGAGACCATCAACGACCGCGACGGCTGGGTCGCGAATGTGTGGCGGGCCATCAAGGCTGACCCTGCTGGTGTCGCCGCCGAGTGCGCCGGGCCACTGTCTGAGGTGGACATTCACGCCCGCATGGCGTGGCTGAACGAGCGCCGCGACGGGTTCGTTGCGTGGCTGGAAGGCGACCCGGAGCACTACGACGCCAAGGCTGCCGCGTGGTGGCTGACAGTAGCCTCCGGGTCGATCGGCCACCCAAGCGAACCGGGGCCGTGGATCACACGCGGCGGATCATTGGTGTCAGTCCCTGCCAGCAGCGGAGTCAAAAGGTGTTTCCCAGCGCTCGGCAGCGATAGAGGCGTGTACGCCAACGGGCGCGACGTTGCCGCCGGCATGGCGGCCCTCGCCGACAGGCTGTCGCACGTTCGCATCACCTGCGGCGGCTGGAACATGGTGGTGACACCGGCCGCGCTGTGCGCCAGAAACGGCGGAGACGGGTCTATCGCCGTCCTACTGGACCCACCGTACGAGGTCGGCTACGACATCTACGGCAGCGACGGTGTCGGCCTGTCGGCGGCAGCCCGCGACTGGTGTCTGCGAGCACCAGCAGACATGAGGATCGCCCTGTGCGGCTATGACAGCGAGCACGACGAGCTGCTTGCCCACGGGTGGACGAAGGTCTTCGGAAAGGCTGGCAGTTCTGGCTACGGGGCTGGCAGAGCGAGCGACCGCGAGCGCATCTGGTTTTCCCCGGCGTGCCTCAAACCAGCAACCCAGGATTCATTGTTCGGAGATGAGGCGGCATGAGCTGGTTCAAAGTTGACGATACTTTCCCGCTCAATCCGAAGGTGCTGGCCTGCCCTCTCGAAGCGCTCGGCTTGTGGGTCACGGCAGGCGCATGGTGCGCCCAGCAGCTCACCGACGGATACGTTCCAAAGGCAGTGCTCCCCATGCTGCGAAGCAACGAAGCAAATGCTTCGATTTTGCTTCAAGCAGGTCTGTGGGAACGCGTCGAAGGGGGGTACCAATTCCATGATTGGAACGAGTATCAACCCTCCTCGTCAGCAGTCCGTGAGAGGCGGAAGCAAACGAGCGCCAAGCGGTCCGAGGCGGGGCGTAAAGGTGGCATGAAATCCGGTGTGACTAGGAGAAATAAGGCAAGCGAAGCACGAAGCAAACGCGAAGCAAACGGTGAAGCAAATGCTTCGATTTTGCTTCAAGCAAACGCGAAGCAAACGTCGAAGCAAAACGAAGCCCCGTCCCGTCCCGACCTATATATAACCCCCTCACTACGTTCGGGGGTACAGGGGGGTGACGACTCCGACGAACCCCACCTGCCCGATGTCGTCGCTGACGCGCCGACCGCCCCCGAGACGGTCGCGGCGAACACCGCAGCCAAGGGCACCCGGCTGCCCGACGGCTGGGGCCCATCGCGCACCCCGGCGAACCTCGCCGTCGAGGACGGGCACTCCCCCGAATGGCTGACCGGCCAGCTCGACCGCTTCCGCGACTACTGGGCTGGCGTTGCTGGTCAGCGCGGACGCAAGCGCGACTGGGACGCCACCTGGCGTAACTGGCTCCGGCGCTCCGCTGAGACGCCATCGCGCCCTCAGGGGAGACCTGCCACCGGCCTCACCGACGACGAATGGCAGGACGCCTACAGCCGCGCTGCCGCCCGGGATGCCGCATCAGTAGACGACGCAAGCCGCAGCAATGCCCGTCAGAGCCTCCCTATGCTGCCTAGGAGCGCCTAACAGGTCGGGGGCTAGGTATTTGTACCCCCGGCGAGTGTTAGGCCCTCAGATCGCCACACAGACACGAAAGGTCGCCATGAACCACGTCGAGACCGTCCAGCTCGTCCGCATCATCCAGGCCATCTGCCCCGCCCAAAAAATCGACAAATACACACCAGATGCCTGGCAGCCCATCCTCGCCGACACCACCTACGCCGACGCCACAGCCGCCCTGGCCGCCATCGCTCGCAGCCACGACACCGGGCCACTCTTTGTCGACCCCCGACAAATCCTCAACCAGGTCAGAAAAACAAAAGCCGACACCTACGCCAGAACCCAGCCACAAACCCCGCCACCACAAGACCCCAAAAAATACCTAACATGGGCACGCAACAAAGGCCGCGAAATACCAGACAACAATGACGCCATGCCAGCCATAAAAACCGATATACTTTCACCAGAGAAATCGCGAAAATACCGGGCACAGATACGCGCAATACTCGCACGGTCACCCCAAGCATGAGAGGAGGAGCCATGACAAAACACCACAACCCCACACGAAACAACACAAACGGGCAACCCCATGCCACCATATGCGGCGCCAAAACCCGCACCGGCAAACCCTGCCAACAACACCCCATCAAGGGCGGGACACGCTGCCGCATGCACGGCGGAGCCTCCAAGGCGGCACGCCGCACAGCCGCAGCAAACGTGCTCGAAGCCAAAGTCCGCGGGGAACTCACCCGCATCAACATCCAACCCGTCACCAACCCAGCCCAACAACTCGCCCGCATCGTCGGAGAACAAATAGCCTTCCTCGACCTTGCCCGCGCCAAACTCGCCGAAGTCACCGACACATGGACCCACACCAACCCCGTCACCGGGGCAGACGAAGTGCGGGCCACCGTCACCGTCTACGAGCGCGCCATCGGCCGCACTACCAACGCCCTCGACCGCATGTGCAGACTCGGAATCCAAGACCGCATCGCCCACTCCCAAGAACTCACCGCAGCAGCCAACGTCACAGCCCTACTCGCCATGATCGACCGCGCCCGCGCAGACCACACCATCGACGGACGCCAACTCATACTCGACGCCCTCCAGGAGGACCAGTGACCGCACCCCTCGCATGGTTACCCTCCACCGACCCGCTCAGCCGCATCCAAAACATGCCCGCCCTCGTCGCCGAACTGCACCACCTCGGCACCACCCGCAACCCCGACGGCGAATCCACACACACCCGCCACGTCCCAGGATCACGCCCACCCCTAGACCTGTCACGCCTCGACATCCTGCCATCCCCGGGATGGGAGCCACCCCTGCTACGCACCCTCGCAGAGGAGGCATCCAGGGTCATCTGGGAGGCCATCGACGACGACACACGCGCCACACACCCCCAACCGTGCGGCCTAACCTGGACCGCCGAATGCGCCTGGCTAGCAGCCGTGTGGGCCGACTCGCGGGCCTGGCTCGACGAGGCCGACATGGCCATGGTCGACGACACCATTAGTGTCACCTATGCCCGCCTAGCCCGCGCCGTAGGACTCAAGCCACCCAACGCCATCACCTGCCCCGCATGCGGGGCACCCTGCGAAATCGACGGCCCCGTCCTCGCCTGCACCGCAACCCGCTGGCAACCCGAAAGCCAACGCCACGAGTACCCCGGCCCCGCCGCCCTCGAAAAACGATGGCGGCTAGCCCCACCCATGACCGCAGCCGAACTCGCCGCAGAACTCCCCGTCCAACGCAAACGCCTCAACCAATGGCACCGGCGCGGCAAAATCAAACCAGCCCCACACACCACGCCGCCACGGTTCTACCCATGGGATGTCATAGCCCAACTCTGGCCAGACATCACCGCAGCCATCGAAGACAAAGACAAAGCCGCGTAAAGTATGGTATGGTGACAGTCAGCGGGGCTAGTGCGCCCAAAACAGACAAGGAGGCGCAATGTCAGCGCCAATCCTGCGCCTCAACCCCGCCACCGCAGCAGCCATGCGCACCATACTCGCCGACACCACCAACCGCTGGGACACACCCGGAGACATGGCCCAGGAGCTCGACCCCACAACCATCCAAACACCAGCCCTGCGACTCATCGACACCCAACTAGCCCAGCTCGCAGACACCACAGACGGACGCCTCATCGTGTCCATGCCACCCCAAGAGGGGAAATCCCAGCGCTGCAGCCGACGCTTCCCCCTGTGGGCGCTCACCCACAACCCAGACACCCGCATCGCCATCGCCTCCTACGCCCACTCGGTAGCCAGACGATGGGGAAGAATCATACGCGACGACATCGCATCCCACCCCAGCCTCGGACTCACCGTCCGCCCCGACCTGTCAGCCCAACACGAATGGCAGCTCGCCGGACATGACGGCGGCGTCTACGCCACCGGCGTCGGCGGATCCCTCACCGGACGCGCCGTCGACCTGCTCATCATCGACGACCCCATCAAAGATCGCGAACAGGCCGACTCTAAAGTATATCGCGAGCGCGTCTGGGACTGGTGGACAGACGTAGCATCAACCCGACTCGCCCCCGGAGCGCCCGTCGTGCTCATCCTCACCCGCTGGCACGAAGACGACCTCGCCGGACGACTCCTAGCCTCCGACGACGCCAACCGATGGAGTGTCATCAACATTCCAGCCCAGGCCGACAGTAGCGACGACCCGCTAGGGCGCACGCCAGGCCAGTGGCTCCAATCCGCCAGAGGGCGCACCGACACCCAATGGGAAGCCATCAAAAGGCAGGCTGGCAGCCGCACATTCGCCTCCCTCTACCAAGGGCACCCATCACCGCCCGGCGGCACAATCTTCAACCGCGACCACTGGGTCATCGACGACCGCCCAGCCTGGCAGGCAGACAACACCGGACAACGCTGGGTGCCAAACGGGGCCGTCTTCACCTCCTGGGACCTCACCTTCAAGGGCGGCGAACACACCGACTGGGCCGTCGGCCAAACATGGCAGCACGACGGGGCCACCCTGCGCCTCCTCGACCAGGCGCGAGGCCACTGGAGTTTCACCGAGACATGCCAGCACATGCAGCGCATGGCCGCACGATGGCCCCAGGCCACCGCCCATCTCGTCGAGGACAAAGCCAACGGCCCCGCCGTCATCGACGCCCTCTCTCACACCCTGCCAGGACTCGTCCCAGTCCAGCCACAGGGCGGCAAAGAAGCCCGCGCCGCCGCAGTCCAGCCCCTCGTAGAGGCCGGAAACGTCCACCTGCCGGGCTTCGAACCGTGGACCTGGGACCTCATCGAGGAACTCGCAGCGTTCCCTAACGCCACCCACGACGACCAGGTCGACGCCCTCACCCAGGCGCTCACGTGGGCCGTCATCACCCGCCGCCGACAAGGGACAACCCTCACCGCCATCGGATAGGAGCACATGGCCCATGAGCATCCTCACAGACGCCATCACCCAATGGGCCGACAGCCGTGACGCATACCGCCTCCTCCACGACTACTATCGCGGCAGGCACCAGCTGCAGTTCGCCTCGCGCGACTTCCAGGACAAGCAGGCACAAAAACTCCTCACCGACACGGTCATGTCGCTGCGCGAAAACCTGTGCCCCGCCGCCGTCACAGCATTCACCGACGGCATCGCCATCCAGCAGTGGACCACCACCGGCGACGGCCACGACAACGACGGCACCGCGAAAACCCACGGACTATCCCGCCTCGAAGGATTCATCGACAGGGCAGGATTTATCTACGGCGACGCCTACGCCATCGTCTGGCCCGGCCCCAACGGGCTCACACCAACTTTCTGCGACCCAACCACCATGGCCGCTCAACCCGACCCCGACGACACATCACAGCTGGCATGGGCGGCCCGCATCTGGGCCGACAACGAATACGGCCGGGTCAACCTGTACTACCCCGACCGGCTGGAACGCTGGATCACCAAGCAGCGTCTCGCCGGAGAAATGCCAGCCAACGGCGATGCATGGACCGGCTGCACCGACAACGACGGACCCATTATCGCCCACCAGTTTGGCACCGTCCCCGTCTGCTGGTGGAAACGCGACCCAGACGATCACATGAGCCACGGGAACTCCGTCCTCACTGACGTCATCCCCCTCCAGGATGCTCTCAACAAAACTCTGGCCGATCTGATCATCACCACCGAAACCTACGCACGCCCCTTCTATGCTCTTCTCAACCATGATGTGAGCGACATTCGCAACCCCTACGCCCCCGCCCAACCCCAGCAGGAACGGCGCATTGACCCAGACAAGCAGCAGTTCTGGGCCACCAACGGCCCCGGCCCGCTGCTACGATTCGACCCGCCAGACCTCACCCCGCTCCTCAAAGTGCAAGACGCCTTCGCCGCGAAAATCGCCCGCGTTGTCGGCATCCCCTACCACTACCTGTCCCAATCCACCGGCGACGTACCATCTGGGGAGGCCCTGCGCATCCTCTCCGCCAGGCGAACCGCAACCATCAAAGCCTGGCAGCGCGACGCCGAACCCGTATGGAACGGGCTCCTGCAGCTCCTCGGCGTCGAACCTGGCATCCAGTGGGCCGAACCCATGCCCCTCGACCCCATCGAGCAACTCCAGGTCGCCCAGGCTAAGCAGCAGCTCGGATACGCTCTCGTCGACATTGTCCACGACCTCGACGAGCCAGACCCTGACGGTGTCGTCCAGCGGGCCAGCGACACTGCAGCACAGTCGGCGCAGGCCGCCGGGCGCGCCCTCATGACCGGTGCCATCGGCTATGACAGCTAACCAGCGCACCCTCGCCGAGCTGCTGCGCCAGCGTCGCCTGATCGACCGCATCCAGGATGAGCAAACCCGTCGTCTCGCATCCCGCTGGGCTGCCACTTGGGATGCCATCGAATCCGAGCTGCGGACCGCCACCCTCGCTCTGGCCCAACTCGACGACGACGAGAAAGTCACCGCCGCGATCCGCAGCATCAAGGCCAGAGACGCCCTCGCCATCGCATCCGACGGGCTCACCGACTGCCTCGCAGAATCAAATCGCACGGCAGCAGAAATCTCCCGCCGCCTCATAGGGCAGGCCGCATCCGACCAGACGGCGCTCATCGCCACGCAGCTACCCCCCGGCTACACCGTCAACCTCGTCTCCGTTGACGCCAGCCAAATCGACGCAATCATCCGGCGCACACTCCAGCAGATCACTGTGCGTCACTGGTACCTCAACGCCTCCGCCACCGACGCTATGAAGCACGCCATCGCCGTCGGCGTCACCCTAGGCCGCAACCCACGCCAAGTCGCCGCACATATGGTGCGCGCAGTTCAAGGCAACTTCGAGGGGGGACTCGCCCGCGCTCTCGTCATCGCCCGCACCGAGCAGCTCGACGCCTACCGGGCCGCCGCACACCAGACCTACACCGCCAACCGTGACGTGCTCTCGGGCTGGATGTGGTGCGCCACACTCACTGGACGAACCTGCCCGTCATGTCTCGCCCAACACGGCAGCATCCACCCCCTCGACGAGCCCGGCCCCCTCGACCACCACCAAGGCCGCTGCACCGGCATCCCGGTCACCAAACCATGGGCCCAGCTAGGGGTCAACGACATCCCAGAACCGGGAACCGCTATCAGGCCAGGCGACGGCGTCAAATGGCTCAAAAAGCAGCCCGAAGATGTGCAAGAGCGCGTGATGGGGCCGAAACGGCTAGCCGCATGGAAGGCGGGCAACTACCCGCCCCAGGACTGGACGGTGCGCAAAACACACTGGTCACGCGACGAGCACGGACGCCTACGCCAAGACTGGCGCGACTCCTGGCATGTCGGCCCAATCCAAAACGACTAGAAGAAAGGACATCCGAGATGGATGACACCGCCGAAAACTCCGGCACCGACGAGGATGCCAACGATTCTGCTAAGATTGGTGACAGCCAGGGCACCACTGTCGACGCAGGCGAGACGCCGCAGACAGAAGGCCGTGGCTCCAAGAAAGCAGTCCTAGAAGACCTGGCCCGCGAACGCGACAAGCGCCAGGAGCTCGAAGCTCAATTCTTCCAGTTGCGCGACGGCCTCGCCGCCGCCCTCGGAATCGACCAGGGCGAGACGCCCACCCCTGAGCAGCTCACCGAGCAGCTCGCCCAAGCCCAGGCGGAAACCAAGGCGGCACAGCTACAGCTTGCCGTCTGGCAGTCCATGCCTGACGGAGTCGACCGGGAAGCCCTCCTCGACTCCACCTCTTTCCGTAAGGCCGTCTCCGACGCGACGCCGGATAACATCGCCGCCACCATTAACCAGTTCGTCGAAGACCACCCCCGCTTCAAGACGAAGCCAGCAGGTGCAGGCGTACGCGACCTCAACACCCCAGCAACACCGTCAGCCCCCCTCGACCCGATTGCAGCCGCCCTCACGGCGGCCGTCGGGCGACGCCACGCCTAATAAGGAGCCCCCGTGACTGTCACCGCACCCACCAAAACAACCGATTTTTCCGGCTATCTCCAGCCGCACATGGCCCAAGCGTTCTTCGACGAGGCCGCCAAGCGTTCCGTTGTCCAGCAGCTCGCCCGTAAGGTTCCGCTGGGTATCTCCGGAGAGACCGTCCCGATTGTCACCTCCAAGCCCACCGCCGGGTGGGTCGCCGAGGCGGGCGAGAAACCCGTCACTAAGGGCGAGGTCGGGCTGCTGAAGATGGAGCCCAAGAAGATTGCCGCTATCGCCGTCGTCTCTGCTGAGGTTGTGCGCGCCAACCCTGCCAACTATGTCAACATGTTTAAGACTGACATCGCCGAGGCTTTCGCTGTAGCCTTCGATGCCGCCGTCCTGCACGGCACCAGCTCGCCGTTCGCCCACAACCTCGACGAGACCAAGAAGGCCGTCGAGCTTGGCACCGCCGACGCCGCCCACGGTGGCATCTACGGTGACGCAAATACTGCCATTCAGCTCATGGTCGCCGAGGGCAAGAAGCTCACCGGTTGGGCATTCGACTCCACTGCAGAACCGCTGCTTAACGGTTCCTACGACACCACCGGACGCCCGCTCCTCGCTGAGCCTGTCTACAGCGATAACGCCCTCGCCTCCGCCCGCCTGCTGGGCCGTCCAGCGTTCGTCGGCGATGGTGTCGCCACCTCCGATCGTAAGAGCGTAGTCGGCTACGGCGGGGACTGGTCCAAGATTGTCTGGGGCCAGGTCGGCGGAATCACCTACTCGGTATCAACCGAGGCCACCGTCAAGCTCAACGGGGAAATCATCCCCCTGTGGCAAAACAACCTCGTCGGCATCCTCGCCGAAGCCGAATACGGCTGCCTCATCACCGACCCCGAGCAGTTCGTCAAGCTCACCAACGCCGCATGAGTGAAGCAAAGGTGACCTTCGTAACGCCAGGCGGAACGAAGGTCACCTGCCCCCCAGATCTGGCAGCCAAACTCGGATGGACGCGAAAGGAGCCCGACAGTGGACAAAAACCTCGCAATACTGCACGTGACCGGGCTCCTCGGCAACGCCATTAGCCAAGACCAGATCTCCGAGTGCGTCGACGGGTCAGCCATCCCCGACGATCACGGACGCCTGCCCGGCGACCCCGACTGGCAGCCCACCTACGACCAGTGGTGGGCTGCCGCCGAGGCGGCAATGCTGGCGGCGTCCCTGGCAGGCGACCAACTCACCCACGTCACCTCCGAGGGCACCACCATGGTCATCGCCCCCAAAGACTGGGCCTCCACCGCCAACACCTGGCGTCGACGCTCCCGCATCTGGGCCGACACCCACCAGGGAGGTTTTACTCTCATCGAGGTTGGTCAGCCACGCACCTACCGGCCCACAACCGACCTGTACCGCGACTGGGGTGACGCATCATGGACCTGACACAAGCCATCGACACCGCCCGCGCCCTCCACGCGCAAACCCTCACCGACACCATCACCGTAGAGCGCCCAGGGCCAGTCACCGTAGGCGACCTTGGCGACGAGCACCAAGAATGGGACACAGTCGCCGCCGCCATCCCCGCCCTGCTACAACAGCAATCAACCCTGCAGGCCCGCGACACCGCATCAGCAGACGAGCCCATCCGCGTCGTCGACCACATCCTCAAGACCAGCCTCGACGCCGACATCCGCGAAGGCGACCGCGTCACCGTCACCTCCAGCCTCGACCCGCGCAACACGGGCACCTGGTACGTCGGCGACGTGGAACGTCAAGGCTGGGCTATCACCAGAAGGGCCCACGTGACACGCACATGGCATTCACCGTCGACACCTCACAGCTGAATCGCCTCGCCGCCAACCTCGGCAAGGCCGGGATCAGAGGCACCCGCAAAGCCCAGCAGGCCATCAGGAAAACGGCCTTCGACATCGAGTCCAAGGCTAAGCAGTTCGCCCCCGTCGACACCGGCGCACTGCGCGCCAGCATCGGCTCAACAATCACCGGTGGGGGCATGTCAGCCGTCATCGGCCCCACCGTCGCCTACGCCCCCTACCAGGAGTGGGGCACATCACGCATGGAGGCTCACCCATTCATGGGACCGGCAGTCGACGCCGCAGAGCCGGGATTCGTCGCCGCCATGGAGCAGATAGCGGCAGGTGTGCTCGATGAGTGACCCGACCGCCCCCATCATGGACGCCCTCGAGACAGTGTGCCCAACCGTCCTCGACTCACGCGTCTCCGACGCCCCTCAAGAACCATGGCTGCTCGTCGACGCCGACCCTGGCACGCTGTCCACCACGCTGGGGTCCCGCCCACTCGCCACCATCCCAGTGCGCATCATGACCGTCAACAACAATCCAGCCGGGTGCAGACTCCTCGCCACCAAGGCCCGCGACATCCTCGACGGGCTACGCATCGACGGATACCGCCTGACGCACCGCGACACCGGACCAGTCCTCGAGGACCGCAACGACCCATCCAACTACCGCTGGTCTTGCACGCAAACATTCACCCTCACCGCAAGGAGAACACCATGACCGACTGGGTTCGCATATCCGAGCCGCTCTGTGTGCGCACCGTACCCGCCGACACCATCCCCAAGGGGGCGAAAATCATCGACGCGGAGGCCGTAGACCGACAAGGGCGGCCACTCCCAACCGTGCCGAGGAAGCCGCTCGGTGGCACACAGCCCGCCAAACCTGCCAACACAGAGGAGAAATAATCATGTCCATCACCGTTTATAATCCCGCCGGAATTGAGACCATTCAGGACTCGAAATTCGTGTGGGTCCCCTCGCTCGCCAAGATCGAAGCCGCCACCGTGGCTGAACTCAACGCGGGAACAGCGTTCACGTGCGCCCTCACCAAGTTCTCAAACAAATCCGACGCATCCGAATCAGAGGATAAGCGCATCTGCTCCCGCAACGCAAAGAAACGCCCCGGGCCGATCACATACGCGATCGACGATCTTGACATCATCATTGATGACCCGCAGAAGCCTGACGCTTTCATCGACAGTCTAGAGCCTGGCGTGCACGGGTACATTGTCGAATTCCCGCACCTGTCCCCTGACACCGATATCGCCTCCGGCCAGCGCTACTACGCCTGGCAGGTGACGGTCAAAAAGAAGGAGCCCGGCGACATTACGACCTCAGACGGCGAACTGTTCGTCATGAACGTCGGATGGTCTGTCCAAGATCGCACCCTCAAGGGCGTCGTAGCGGGCTCCTAACCCCTGATCCGGTGGGCGGCGGCTCCGTGTGTGCCGGTCCTCTCCGTCGCCCACCCCACCCATTGCAGGACTGGCATACACATTGAGGAGCACGCAGTGACAGACACCCAGAAAATCGACTGGCGCCGCCAAATCGCCGAATACGTGGCCGGAGAGCACCGCGTCACCAGGCACGCAGACCTATGTCTAGACCCCGAACTCGCGGCAGCCATCGACGAGGCGCAAACCGCCGTAGCACTCGCACAATCAGCCGTCGACGACGCCGAAAACACTGACGGCGACAACGACTCTGGCCGCATCGGGAAAGCAACGCCGCTAGCCTCGGCACGACGCGACCTCAAGGCCGCACAGAAGCGTCTCGACACGCTCACCAGCCAGGCCCGAGACAAAACCATCCGATTCGTGCTGTCGGGGCTATCATCCAGCGAATTCTCCAAGATCATCGCAGAATCCGATGCCCGCCCCAAAGACCAACGCCAGCAGTGGCAAAACATTAATCTTCCGCTGCGCTGCCTGTCAGCGGTGACAACCGTCGACGGCGACCCCACCGACATCGACAAGAACGCCGCCGAGAGCCTCCTCAAAGCGCTACCCATAGGCCTCCTGTCGCCCATCTACGGTGCCGCCATCGAAGCCTGCACGGCAGGCCAAAACATCCCTTTCTGAGGAGGGCTGTCGCCGACCCTCAGGTGCGTCGCGACATCACTCACGCCCGCGAGTGGGGGGTCACGCCGAGCCAGTACTGGGGGGGCGAGACGCCAGGATGGACCCCCGAGGATCGCGCCATCATCGACGCCCTCGACGCCTACGAGGCCACGTGCTGCCCAGGATGCGGGCGACCCCTCTCCGAGCATGAGGGGACAACGGCAGCCGACTACACAGGCGTGGCCATCACGTGCCCGTCCCTGGAGGCCCTCGACCGCGACCAGGCAGAGCAGGCGCGCCGTGACGGCAACCGTGACGCCACCGCCAACCCGGAACGGTCGAGACGATGGGTTCACGGCACACGATCAGAGATGACAGAACTCGCACAAATGCTCAACGACGCCGCACAAGGAGGTACGCATGGGTGACCGCACGGTAGCCGTCAGACTCAAAGCCGACGTGCAGGGGTTCATGACGGGCCTGACGCGCGCCGCGACAGCAACAGAAGCCTTCGGCGCTAAGCTCCAGGGTGCCACCCCCCATGTGAGCGGCCTCGTCGGGCAAATGGCGACGGGGGCGGTCGGCGCTGTCGGGCTGGCCGCCGCGTTCTCTGCACCCGTCAAAGCGGCAGCAGATTTTGATCAGGCGGTCTCACGCGTCAAATCGACCGGCGCTGTCACCGGGGCCCAGCTAGAGCAGCTCAAAACGCAAGCCATGTCCATGGCCGGAACATTCGGCGTGTCAGGCACGCAGGCCATGGGGGCAGTCGAGGCGCTCGCCAAGGCTGGCGTATCAGCCTCAGACATTCTCGGAGGAGGTCTGCAGGGGGCCCTATCCCTGGCCGCCGCAGGCGAAATGGATGTGGGGCAGGCTGCGGAAACAGCATCGTCGGCGATGACACAGTTCGGGCTATCCGGCAAGGATGTGGGCCACGTCGCCGACGTGCTATCCAACGGTGCAAACATGGCCCAAGGCGACGTCAAGGATTTAGCCATGGCCCTGTCGCAGGGCGGCATGGTCGCCTCGCAAATGGGAATGAGCCTAGATCAGACAGTGGGCGCGCTGGCCGAGTTCGCCAACGCTGGGCTCATGGGCTCCGACGCTGGCACCTCCCTGAAAACGATGCTGCAAAAGCTTGCGGCCCCGTCCACTCAGGCCTCCCAGGTGATGTCGCAGCTGGGCATTCACGTCTACGACGCGCAGGGTCATTTCGTGGGCCTCGACGGCATCGCAGGACAGCTGCGCCAATCCATGTCGCACCTGTCCGAGTCCCAGCGCAACGCCGCACTGGCGACGATCTTCGGCTCCGACGCGGTGCGCGCCGCCTCCATCCTCTACAAGGATGGTGCCAACACGGCCGCCGACTGGGCGAAAAACGTCGGCAAGTCTGGTGCCGCGATGCAAACCGCCACCGCTATGCAAGACAATCTCGCCGGATCCCTCGCCAAGCTGAAGGCATCATGGACAAACGCGTTCATTACGCTCGGCGAGAGCTCGCAGGGGCCGCTCAAAAGTATCGTCGACAAGCTGGCCGCGCTGGCCGGTGTCGTCCAGCGCAACGCTGGCGCGGCGCAGGGTATCGCCGGTGTCGCGGCAGCCCTGATCGGGCTAGGGGCGGCAGCCGTCGGGATAGCGAAAGTTGTTTCAGCTATCCGGGCCGCAAAAACGGCATTCTCGGCAGTCAAGTCTGCTGTCGTTACCGCGTCGCAGAGCTTCTCGGCGCTCGCATCCGCAGCCGAGCAGTCCGGAACCCGCACCGGAAGAGCGCTGTCTAAGGTGGGCGGCATCAAGGGTGCAGCCGCATTGGCCACGGGCGGCGTCGTCGCGCTCGGTGCGGCAATGCAGGGCGCACAGCAGATCGTTGATTCATTCGCCTTGTCGGCGTCTCAGGCTAGCGCAGCCCTCAATGGCCTAGCATCTGGGTCGGCCCAAAAAGTCGCATCGTCCATGGACCAAATTAATCACTCGTTTAAGTGGTCCGCCGATGGCGTCAATGATCTTTCCTCTGGCCTGAAATATCTCAACGACGGCTCCACTTGGCACCGTATCAGCGATGGATTTAACCAGATATCCAACGGAATAATGGGCACTAAGAGCAATGCCGAAACGTTGAATGAGCGTTTCGGTGCCCTCGATGAGCAGCTGGCGAAAATGAGGCCCGACCAGCGGGCGGCCGCGTGGCACCAGCTCGACGCCGAACTGCGCCGCAACGGCACCGGAACCTCGGAAATGATCGAGCACATGCCACGGCTTCACGCCATGCTCGAAGAGCAGGCCCGCAGTCTCGGCGTCACCTCACTATCCGCGAAAGACTATGCGGACTGGGTTGGCGGGAAAGTTCCTGCAGCCATCACTAGGGCCGAAGCTGCGCAAGGAAAATCTGGGAAGGCTGGCCAACAGGCCGCCAACTCGATGAAAGCCCAAGTCGATGTTGCCGGGCAGCTCGCCCAAGCGTACGAGAATGTTACCAAGTCTCTCAGCGATTACGCGTCCGCCCAGCTGAAACTCTCCGGATCCCAAATCGGCATGTATCAGGGCATGGCAGACGCCACCAAAGCCTTGAAAGAGAATGGGCGAAACCTCGACCTTAATACCGAGAAAGGCCGAAACAACCAGAAGGCTCTCAACGATCTCGCCTCAAGCATCCTCGCCTACCGAAAAAATCTGGAAGACCAGGGCATGGGAGCAGATCAGGCGGCAGCAAAAACTGCGGCGGCGAGCCAAAAATTCATCGAGCTCGCCCAATCCATGGGAATGTCGGCACCGGCTGCGCAGCAGCTCGCCGCCTCCCTGGGCCTCATCCCTGACGTCAAAAACGCTGTCCTCGACTTCAACATTAAAGGGGCAACACCGCAGCAAATAGACGAGCTACGATCGAAGATAGCGACCCTCCCACGATCGCAGCAGGTGCAAATACTCGCTATCGCTAAGCAGAAGGGGATCAGCGAGGCGCTCACGTACGTCAACGACCTGAAAGCCAACAACGGCAAGACAGTCGGAATCATCGTGACAGTGAAAGGGGGAGGCCAAAAAGAAGTCGACAAGCTCAACCAGCAAATAAAAGGGCTCCCCAAGGATCAGCAAATCAAGGTTCGCACGATCGCCGAGACCAAAGGCTTCCTTCCCGCCATAGACCAGGTCAACAAATTCAAAACCGCCGCTATGAAAGACAACGGGAAGCCCATCAAACACCCGATTGCGCTACTCAATGCTGGCAGTGTCATGGGGCAAATGAACCAGATTGAGAATCGTCGAAAGTCTATCGACGGTAAGCACATCATGATTGCAACATCAGCCCCTGGTGCGGCAGCGGCGAAGTCGCAAATCACCAGTGTTCGCGGGGCGTGGCAAAACATCAACGGGAAACGAATCTTTGTTCCCACATCGGCTCCTGGAGCGGTGGGGGCTAAAGCCCAGATCGACGGCGTTTATGGGGCGTGGAAAAACATCAACGGCAAACGGGTCTTTGTGCCGTCGTCGGCCCCTGGCGCGACGAATGCCACCGGGCAAATCAGCTCACTGAAATCGCAGGCCGACGCCACTAATGGCAAGCATGTCACCGTGTCTGCTAGCGCCGACACAAGCGCTGCTGAATCAGCCCTTTCCCGCCTCACTAGGACGCGCTCGGTAGTGATCCGGGCCGCAGTAGGTGGCGTCTCCGGCGCGGTCGCGGGCCTTCTCGCCCACGCTAACGGCGGGATCTATGAGCGCCATGATGCCCAAATAGCCAAGGCGGGGACATACCGTGTCTGGGCCGAGCCTGAGACGGAAGGTGAGGCTTACATTCCTTTCGCTAGGTCAAAGCGTGGCCGATCCCGCGCCATCGCCGCCCAGGCGGTGCAGCGCCTCGGCGGGGCCGTGCAGTGGTTTGCCAACGGTGGAATAACTGGAGCCCAGCTTGCCAGCGTAAACCTCACCCTCAACGCCCCCACCGGAGACATCGCAGAATTGAATGCTGCGGTGAGGGCCGCCACCAAAGCCACCCGTGACCGGCAACGCGCCTCACGGGCATGGTGGGAGGCGCGGCGTCGCCACGCTAAGAACACCAAGGATTTAGGGGACCGTCTTAACGACGCGAAACAGAAGGAGGCCGACGCCACCAAGGCCGTCTCTGACGTCATAAAAACCCTAGGCCAGAACGCTGCCAGCGCGGGACGATCGATGGCCTCCGCATATCGCGCCGGAGGATCATGGCAGGACTGGTCGGCCTCCATGGGGCAGGGCGTCAAGGAACTGTCAGCATTCCGCTCTGACATTATGCGGCTGCGCTCCATGGGACTGTCTCAGCAAAACATCGACACCCTCACTGCGATGGGGGTGGCTGGCGGAACCGAGATGGCCCGCAACGTGCTCGCTGGGGGCCGTAACGCTATCAACGCGCTCAACCGGAACTCGGCGGCCCTCGACGCCATCGCTAAAAAGCTGGGCCTGACAACGATCACGGCCTACGCCGATGGCGGTCACACCGCCCAAATCGCCTACGGGCCGAGACTGTGGGCTGAGCCAGAAACCGGCGGGGAGGCCTACATCCCTTTGGCGGCGTCGAAGCGTGAGCGGTCAGTGGACATTTGGTGGGAGACTGGCCGTCGCCTCGGCGTCGCCGGATACGCGGGAGGGTCTATCTCGCCGCACGCATCCCGCACCCCGGACATTAATCTCGGTCGCGTCGTCCTCGAAGTCCCCGGGCTAGGCCCAGCCGTCGAAGCCAAAGTCATATCTGTGCAGCGCTCCACAGCGCGCAATCTCGCAAGGAGTGCCCGATGAGCACGATCATCACTGCCGTCTGGGGCGACACTCCCCCACATATGGCCATCACGGCCAAAAACCTCCCCTCCGGCACCGCGTACATTCGCGTCAGCCGGATTATCGGCTCCAGCGAGGCCCCTGTGCGAGGCGCAGAAAACGTCATCATCGCAGGAAACCAGGGCCTTGTGACCGACTGGGACGCCCCCCTTGACACCAACGTCACCTACCGGGTCCTCTCCCTCAACGCCAACGGCGGACACCTTGAAAACATGGTGGCATCCTTCCACACCGGCACCATCGACTGCGACACCTGCTGGGTGTCAAATCCTCTCGACCCCGCCTCGGCCCTTCACGTCGACCTCATGGCAGGCACAGACGACGACACGAGCCACGATCAAACTGTCACCCTGTCCTCTCCTGGCTGGTCCACCAACCTTCCCTCGGCGATCGTCGGCGTTCGCCAGCTTGGCGGGAAGCGCACCCTTATCATTCGCCTCACCGGCCTTGACACGGCGCAACAATTCGAAGACCTGCTGCGCCGATCCATCACTATTCTCGTCCGGGCCCCAGCCATCCGCCACCGCACCGGCCTGCTGTACATGACAGCCCAGAGTGTGAGCGAGCACCGTGAGCGCGACTACGCCGATAATCCTGCCCACACGGAGACGACATGGACGATCACCGGAGACGAGGTTGACCCGGGCACGCTTCCGGTCATCGTCTCACCCTGGACCTACCAAAACCTCGCCGACTATGCGAGAGCCCAGTCCGTCACCACATATGACGGACTGCCGTCACTGTGGACAACCTATCTAGATGCGCAGCGGGGGATCTTCTGATGGGATACCCGGTATCACCACTATGGAATGACGCCCTATCATCCCCCCACCAGCTCATCTGGCTGGCCACCTCCGTGCGCGGCGGCAGCGTCCTCGCCTCACACATCCAGGTCGACTCGCTGACGCTCTCGGCGTCATGGGACGGCCAGCAGGTCACTCGCGAAGTCAAGGCCACCGTCTCCGACCCGGACTCGACGCTTTTCGGCCCAGACCCGCTGTCCCCGCTAGCACCGTGGGGACAGCAGCTCATCATCAAGGCGATGCTGTCCGTCGGCGACGCATGGCAGCAAATAATCCCTATAGGAATCTTCCGTATCGAGGATGCCGGACCCGACGAGTCGGCAGTCATGATCCTGCAATCTAACGGCCAGTGGTGGACCGGCGGGCAAACACTCCAGCCTACAGCCCGCGACATGCTGCAGCAGCTCGCCGACGAGAAGTGGACCAACTGGGTTCAACCTCACGCCCAGACCGTGCGGGACGCGTGGGCGCGCATCGTCAAAGGGGTCGACATCCGCTTGGGCCGCTGGTCGGCTACCGCCCCGGTACCCTCGGATATGGAGTGGGGCTCAACAAAACTCGATGCCGCCCTGCAGCTGGTGGCCATCGACGGTCGCACGATCTGGTGCGACCGTGCCGGGCTTCTCCAGCTCGTCTCATCCACGGCTGGAACGGGCATCACCTGGACCTATCAGGTCGGCGCTGATGTTGCTGTCTCTTGGGCACCCGAGGCCTCCCGCACTGGGCTTGTCAATGGGGCCGCCGTCAAGGCTGAAACCGATACCGGAAACCGGTACGAAATATGGGGGGCCGCCTACGACAGCTCCGGGCCGCTGGCGTGGGGAGGCCCATTCGGGCGCATCCCAGACATTTCAACCTCCAAAATGGTGCACTCCACCCCATTCGCCACCCAGGCCGCTGTGAAAAAACTTGACGCACTGCGCGGATCCAGGATGGCAAACATTGCCATCAAAGCACCAGCCAATCCAGCCGTAGACGTTCTCGACACGGCGGCAATCACACTGCCCGGCGGTGACTCCATGTCCGGCCTCATCACCAAGGCAGAAATGGATAGCGACCAAATGAAGCTCACTGTGCAAATCCCGTGGCAGAAGGTGTGGCATGGCTGACATTTTCGCCGACATTGTGGCCGTGCGCACCGACGAGATGCCGCGCACCGGCATCGTGTCAGGAAATCACGCTGGCCCCGGCATCATGTCGGTCGTCGCCAACGGGTCGACGCTCGATGCCGTCAACGAAATGGTGGGCTGGTGGCACCAAGACGGTGACGTTGTCATTGTCGAGTCGTCGCCTGTCGGCCCTATCCGTGTCGTCAGGTCACTGGCCTACCGGCCCACATTCGGCACAGTCGCGAGCCTCAACATGGCCGACGCAAACACCATCCAGGATGTCACTGTCACAGCCAACCACCCCACTCTAGGGTCCTGCACTTTCACCGCCCTGCCAGGATCGGGGTACCTGTCGATGGGCAGCGCCGTGTCTGTCGAGTGGACCATCGACGGTGCCGTAGCCAACGGCACGAGGGGGTGGACTAGAAAACTTCCGCCCGACATATCCTGGCAGACTCCGCCGAGCGATCCCATGCAGGCCATCACGGCTCTACCAGACGTGCTGACCCCGCCAGATGATCCCGCCACTGTCACGCTTCTGGCCGCCGAGTCGGGCACATGGGATGGCGGATGGTCCGCCTCGGACTCGCTCATCAATGGATCCATGACCGGCACGGAGGCGACACTAGCGTGCTGGCTGTACAGCGCACACATTGATGCTGTTGCGGGCTGGGGGTCCGCCTCCGCCAAGATCACTATCATTCGCGCCGGTGAGGGGGAGTCCCCCGCCGCCATACACCTCGTCGCCCACACGGCGTCCACGCGAGCCGACACGCCCACGCCCGTCGGCGGTCCGGTCGATGTCGGATCCTGGATGCCAGGCGAAAAGCGCACTATCACCCTACCCGACGCCATCACACAGCAGCTCCTCAGCGGGGCCGCGCAGGGCGTCGGAGTCACCGCCACAGGGGCCGCCGATATCACCTCCCTCGTCGGCGTCGGCACCGACGTGACATCGGGGCAAATCACCATGACAAGGAGATCATAATGGCAGGATCGACACCCAGTCGCAGCTACCCGTTCCCTATGACTGGAGACCCGGTTGATATCCCCGGCGATGTCAAAAAGCTGGCTACCGCTATAGACGCCGATGTGGCCTCTATCAAGCAGACCGCTGACTCCGCCAAGGCCGCAACCGGAGCCTTGGGGTTTGCCTACTTCGAGTCGGGGTCGATGAATATTTCCCCGAGTGGATCAAGCGCGTATACGTACCAGATATCCTTCCGTCACACCTACTCGTCGCCGCCGAGTGTGATAGTTTCTCGTGCCGACCCTCTGCCTGGGGGCTCGGCGGCGTGGGCGTTCGCGGCAGCAAAAATCACGACGACTGGCTTCCAGCTCGTCGTATACACCGTCGACGGATCAAAGCTGCCACCGTCGGCACCGATTACTGCCGCATGGCAGGTGATGGGAAGCTGACATGCTCGCCGACCTGCACCGGATTTTGCACCGCCCCCGCCTGGTCGTGCGCATCACAGTGCTGCTCGCCTGGACGCATGTGCTCATGCTGGCCCTGCACTTGGCAGGGCGGACGACCCCCGCGATCCTGCCCGTGCACGGGCTGGTGCAGCCGGTAGCCATCGTCGACGACTGGTGGTGGATTGGCGTGCACGGCGCCGCAATGGTCGTGCTCGTCGGTGCCGCTATCCGACCGTCGCACCTGTGGGGGATCGTCGGAGCGAGCATGAGCACCGCCGCCTGGGGTGTGTGGTCGGCGCTTGATTTGGCGTGGTCGATGGACACCAGACCACCCGCATCGCTGGTCGCCCCGATGCTCGGCCTGCTCGTGTGCACCCCGCTGGCTGTGCTGACTGCCGCCGCGTGGAGCGAGCACGACACAGACTAGGAGGCCGCCCTATGGGCCAGATGGCCTCGACACTCGTCACCGGTATAGCCACAGTGGTGGCAGCCCTACTCACCGCGCTACCGGCCCTGACGCACCGCTCCCGCAAAATTCAACGCCGCCAGGCCGCCCAAATCGACCAGCTAGAGGAATGGGTGTACGCGACCCGCGCCGAAATACGTCGCCACAATTTATCTCTCCCCGATAGCGTCCCGGTAATTTCCTTGCCCGATTTACCCGATTGGATGATTGATGCCGCACACGACGAATGAGCTCGAAACAGAACGCCGACAACGCCGATCGTCGGAGCGGCTGAATGTGTGGCAAGCTCTGATGCTCGCAATCCTGGTGGCCGCCGTTGCTGGCCTGACCGGCTGGGCCGGACACATCCAGGGCGAGCGCGACGCCGCCGGGTCGCAGGCCGCAGCCAACGCCGCCGAGGCGAAATCACTAGCTCAGCGGGTGAAGGCCGCATGTGCCACCGGAACAGATGAGGGCCGTTCACTACGGCAGGCTGGCCTGTGCGACGAGGCGAGCCGCGTCGAGTCGCGTGTCAAGGATGCCCCTGCCCCCGCCCCCGCCGCTGGCGCGCCGGGGCCAGCTGGCCCTATGGGTCCGGCGGGCAGGCCTGGGGCGCCGGGCAGGGATGCTACCGGGTCTCCGGGCCGCGACGGTCGGCCTGGCCGTGACGCCACCGGAACCCCAGGCCGCGACGCGACAGGGGCACCCGGCAAGGACGCTACGGGGGCTCCTGGCGCGCAGGGAAATCCTGGCCATGACGGCCTTCCTGGCGTCGACGGCCAGCCGGGCGCTGCAGGGCAAGCCGGGCCTGCCGGACCGGCGGGGGCCGACGGCAAGGACGGTAGAGACGGCGCGCCAGGCAAAGACGGGCGCGGCATAGCCTCCCTAACCTGCGACAGCGGCGAGCTGGTCGTCGCGTTCACTGACGGCACCACATCGACTGTCGCCGGGGCAACCGCATGTGCTCCGGCCGAAAAACCATCACCTTCCCCGACTGGCTCGCTCACCCCCTGAGAGGACACCATGCAATTCATTCAGGCCAAGCATCACGGTGGAAATGAGAATACGCCAGTGACAAGGCTGGTCATTCACGCCACGTGCCCAGATACTGGGTATCCGTCGGCATCCCGGGCGGGCAGGGCCGCCTCGACCGCACGATACTTCCAGTCGACATCCCGTCCTACCTCAGCCCACTACGTTTGCGACGTCACTGCCACAGTGCAATGCCTGTCGGAGGAGACCATCGGGTATCACGCCCCGCCCAATGCGCACTCGATCGGTATCGAGATTTGCGCCGACGGCGGGTCGAAATCTTCATTCGATAATCCATCGCATTCCTATACGCGTGAGCAGTGGCTATCCCCGCAAGTGTGGCCTGCCGTAGAGCGGGCAGCCATTCTTGCCCGCGACATTTGCCACCGACACCACATTCCGGTCCGCAAGCTTTCCACCGCCCAAGTAAAATCGGGAATGTCTGGTATTTGCGGGCACGATAACGTTTCTGACGCTTTCCACCAATCCGACCATGACGACCCAGGCCCCTACTTTCCTTGGGACCGTTTTATGGCCGCCATCACCAACACGCACCCAGAGGAGCTCACTATGGCCGATGTCAAGGAATTGAAAGCGAGCATTGTCTCCGCCCAGCAGCAACTGCACCACGACGTTGGTGTCGTCCAAAACCAAAACGGGATGCTCAAAAAGCAGATTGAAAACCTGTCCTGGGTGAAAAACCCGGTCACCGGTAAACTCTGGCGCACCAAGGATGCCCTGTGGAGTATCTGGTATTACATACTTGAGGTACGTACACGGCTACAAAAAATCGAGAATCGTCTGAGCGATCTGGAACGGAAAGTGAAGTGACTGTGGGTAAACAATTTTGGCTCGGCTGCTTCGAGCGCTCCCTGAAAACTTTTATCCAAACGTTCATCGCCACTCTCGGCGTTTCCGCTGGCGTCACCTACACGACTGACAGTCTCCGGGGACTGCCGTGGCTGTCAGCCCTCCTCACAGCGCTAGTAGCTGCGATACTGTCGGTGGCCACGTCGCTAGGCTCGCCCGAATTCGTGGCCGGAAATCAGTCCCCGGACGCCCACGCTGTGCTGTCGGCTGGCGGCGGCCTGCTGGAGCCTCCAGAGGATCACACCGTGACACTGTCGGCTGATGACGCCGGGATGATAGAGCCTCTCGACGAGACTCCGAGCGCGACTGCCGGTGAGCCTGGCTCGGTTTTCGTGGCACGCCACGCCGAGGAGTGAGCATGGCTGAGCCTGTACTGCCCTCCGCCTACGCGTACGGCTTTGTGACCGCCCGCGCTATCCGCGCTGTCGCCGACTCTACGAGCGCCGACGACCCCTACCCTGATGGTCCGCCCGTCGCCATGGACAAGGCGGTCACATTCAGGCCGCTTGAGACTGGGAGGATCATTCCCGGAGCCTCCCCCGAGCCGTCCATCAGGGCCCAGCATGAGGATATTGTCGCCGATTTCGACGCCAACGGCTACCTAAGTCTCAACGGCCAGCGCGGATTGTGGCTGTACACCGGCACATGGCAGGTATCATTCGCCGCCGCATTGGGCTGGACGCCATACCAGATCACGGTCACCACAGATCACACGACAGCACACCCGCTCGACCTGTGGACGGCTGCAGGCTGGCAGCCTCCCGACGCCTCCGCCCCGACCGTGACCCTGCTCGTGCCAGCCACGGTGCACGACGGAGACGTGCTCATCCGCGCCGGAAATGAGGTGTCTGGTGTCCCACAGTCAGCGTTTACTGGTCCTGCGGGGCCTCGCGGAGTGCAGGGTCCGCCGGGCCCGGCAGGTCAGCCGTCGACGCTCACCGGCACCGGTGTGGGACGCCCCGACATGCCAGCCACATTGGATCAGGCGGGTAGGACGTGGACTGCTAGTGCCCCGATCGGGGCGTTGTGGATTCCAACGGACGCCCCACAGAAAACATTCCTGTGGCAGAAACTCGCCACCGGCTGGACTGTCGTTTACGGCGACACCGGGATCATGGATGTCACAAAGAGACAAGAGTACACTAATTTTATTACAGCGGCAGACGGTAGCCTCACCCCGACAAACAATATTCCCGTCACGATACGGAGATACGGAAACATCGTTTGCTTCGATGCCTCTGTCGATCACACAAAAACTGGCGTCTCCATACTAGATAAACCGCTTCCGTCAGGGTTTAGGGTACGTTTCGCATTTAATCAACTATGCACAAACACGTCAATTAATATATGCAACATGTTTTTCAACGCGTCGTCTTCTAATAGCAATTTTTCTGGCCCAGTCGCATCTGGTGTCAGATTGCACGCTGAATGGATTACTGATGAAAGATGGCCAGCAACACTCTAGATGGGAAAACACGAAATGACGTCACTCATCGATGATGTGAAAAACATTTCCGACGCTGATCTGAACGACACTATCAACGCGCTCTATAGTGAGTCGAATCGTCGCCGAGTCGTCGCCGAAATCCCTCAGCAGGTCGCCGACGCTATCGACCACTACCAAGACGCCACCGGCATCACAGCCAAGCGTCGGCCAGTCGACGGCGGATACGCACAGTGGGCCCAGCCGACCGGGGCCCTCGACGCCTACAGGCTGGGTGATCTCGTCACCCACGGCGGAAAAACGTGGGAATCCACCGTCGACTCGAACGTGTGGGAGCCGGGTGTAGCCAACTGGCGCGAGCGCCAAGGGGATACGGTGCCAGAGTATCGGCAGCCGACCGGGGCTACCGACGCCTACCATAAGGGCGATCGTGTCACATTTGACGGCCATATTTGGGAATCCCTGGTCGACGGCAACGTGTGGGACCCGGCCATCTATCCGCCAGGCTGGACGCAAGTAAAGTAGACTCTCATCGCAAATCGTATGCCCCCGATCATCATGGTCGGGGGCATATTTTGCTGTATCACCGCTATGGTTGGGTGTATGTCACATTGCAGGTCATGCCCTGTTCTGCCAGGTGCTCGAGAATGTGGCCTTGAGCAGCAGCGTGAAGCCCTATCGGGTAAGGGAATCCGTCGCGTTCGGCACTATCCTGGGTGACGTAGCGTGACAGGTCGACGGTCTCCGGCTCGCCATACGTGTCAGCCATCGCAAGCGCGTACCCAACCGCGTCGGAGACAGTCCTGGTGAGCCAGGTCAGGCAGCCGACATAGTAGGCTGCGGCATCGTCGGGAATGTCAGCACCGTAAGCGACGCCCTCCCATCTCTGCACAGTGCGGATATTCACGTCTAAGGCGTCGGCGATATCGCGGTACGTTAGACCGCACGTTTCCCTGATCGTCCGCGCGGTGGCTGAATTCATGACGCCCTCCAATGATTGACGGTCGTGTTGAGTACAGTTTTGCCGCAAATGCCCGCTAGAAGCCGGTGCGGATGTTTTCCCGCGTGATAGGTGCTTGAGATAGTTCCGTGGGCTGGATCATTGTTGATCACCCAGTATGCAGTGTCGATGGCCCCGCAATTGAGCTTTCGGGATGCCGGGTATCCGTGGCTTTCTGACCAATGATCGGAGATACGAATGACTGATCGGCGGACCGTGAAGTAAACGGAGAGGCCGCGTGAGTGTCGCGACGCGTTGGTTGACTGCGAGATGTAGTCGAGGACGTAGTTTGTTTCATCAATAGTGATAGCTTTTCCGATGTTGCGCCTGTCAACGAACGCGAGGAGGGTGCGAGCGAGGGCATTGTCGATCTGGGTGAATGTTGCTACTGGGACAGTCCGGGTTTCCCATTCGTCGTCGCCGTTATCGGTGTGCGTCTTGCGGATAATGTCGCGAGTGTAGGTCATGGGTCGATCTCCTATCGTTGGTGCGGCCGGTGCCGTCTTGATAGCTCTATCATGCCATAAATTATGGCATTGTCAAGAGCGGGTGCATTGTCTCTAGCGCCGCCATACCATGACTGGCGTCGACGCCTTGACCGGAGCCCCATCGGGGCCTTTGAGATACGAGTGAATCCACCTGGGACGGTGCTCTCCCGAGGACGGGTACCACTGCTGACGCCAGTGGCCGCGCACAACGTGGCGCACGTGCAGGCGCCGCCCCGACTCGCCACCCGCGCCCGGTTCTGGCACAGTGCGCATTGGGCGCAGGTCGACGATAGTGATAGGCGAGGTCGACTCGCGCGCCCTGGCAGCCCGGGCCACATCCCGGCGCGGCTGATCCCGGTGACGCCGCTCGGCCACCTGGGGCTCCACCATGAGCGTCCAGGTTGCACCAAGCAGGGACAGCACACCGGCGGCATCCGGCCAGCGAGCCGTGCCCAGCCGTGGCATATCCTCGCTCGTCGCAGCAGTGCTAATGGAAGCCGAGGTGGGCATGATCCATCCAGCCTCGCCCAGCCTGATAATCGGCACCATGCTCATCGCGCCATCATGCAGGCACCACATAATCGCCGTCATCTGGCCGGCGTGCATGGCGAGCTCATCCTCGTCCCAGTAGCGCACTGCTGGGAGCCTGCCAGCCCACCACAGCAGGCCTGAGGTGTCCGGCATGGCCGCCGCGATGGACCATGCCGGCATGTCCTGGGAGGCGTCAAGGGCGACTCTCGTCATGTCCGCCGACACCCACCATAGACTGCCAGCCGCGATGGACTTGGCGGACCGTCTCATCGTGGCCGCGTCAGCGCTGCGAGGTCCGTCCGCATATAGGGCGACCCTCTGACCGATGAGCCCCAGCAGCTCGTGCCGCAGCCATGGCAGGTCGCGGGGGCCCGTCACCTGGCGTGTCACCTGGAATCGCTCCTACCTAGTGCCTCGCGGATGACTCGGCGTGACAGGCCGGTGCGCTCCATGAGCTCGGCCTCGGTGGCGTCGTCGCGGATGTAGGCTGCAAGGATGGCCCCCGACATGGCGATGCGGGCGTGGCTAGCGGCCAAGCGTGCGTCGCGCCACTGGTCGACAGCGTGCTCGAGAGTGTCATCGCCAAGGATGACCGTAGCTCCCCCTGTGAATCGCTCCTGATCTGGGTCCTCGTCGGGGTCGAGCCCCATGTCTGTGATGGCCTCGTCGAGGCGGTGCAGCTGCTCGCGCTGCTCGTCGGTAGTGTCCTCCAGCGCTGACCCAAGCCATGCGTCGAGCTCGTAGTCCTGCATCATGTCTGTCTCCTGTCTCATGCTGCGGCTGTCAGTCCTCATGCGCCGCCCCAGAGAGCGACTCCGGGGCGGCTGTTGTGTGTCTGCGCTCAGGCCCTGATGATCCCGCTGGCCAGCGACTCGCCGCCGGGCCTCCGGTAGCACAGGAGGATGGCGGTCGCCTCGCCGATGCCGGATACGTCCTCCAGATCGTCGTCCGAGAGGGGCCAGCGCGCCTGTGCTCCGATGAGGGCTCCGGTCATGGCGTGGTCGAGGTCGGTGAGACCCTCGTGCCAGCGGTGCAGGACATCGTCCGGGTCCCCGTCGCGCAGCCACCGTGCGGCGATGTCGTCGAGGCTGGCGTCTCCGTCGAGGATTGCCATGGCGGTGGAGCGGATGATGCCGTCCGGGTCGTCCCGGTCGCCGAGCTGAGCGATCGCGCCGTAGATGTCGGTCTCAGCCTCGAAGCGCTCGGCGTCGGTGAGCTCCCTCATGTCGGGGTAGCCGTAGGTGCTGTAGGTGATGGTGTTGCGGTAGGTGGTCATGTCGTCCTCCTCATGTCGTCCTGACACCATCAATAGTCCCCTATGGGGACAGGAGAGTCAACCTCACACTGGGAATCGCTCACAAAAGATGAGCGATTCCCAGTGTGCCATTGCCACCACATCACGGTGACGCCACAGAACCATCCATCAACCGCGCCAGCGCACGATCACGCTCAGCCGTCGCATGCTGGTAACGCAAGGCAACCTCAATCGAAGAGTGCCCGCCCCGGTGCATGAGCTCTGCCACTGTCGCCCCATGCTGAGCAAAAATCGTCAGCCCCGTATGGCGCAAGTCGTGGAACGTCAACCCCTCCAGGCCGCACGAAGCCCAGGCTCGCTTCCATATACGCCCAAATGTCGAGGGGTGGACAAACCCGCCCTCTGGATTTGACACCACGAGAGCATCATCGTCCTCCCCTGTAAACCGCTCCAGATGATCCCGCAGGATAGACATCACTCTCGGCGGCACAGAAATGACCCTGTCTCCGGCGTCACTCTTGGTGGGGCCGCTAGCAATCCCGCCACCAACAGGCCGAAACAGCGATGCGTGAACATGGATGGTCTCAGCCTCTAGGTCGACGTCACCGCGCCTCAGCGCCAGGACCTCCCCCTGGCGCAGCTGACACCAGGCGGCCAGCCAGACGGTCACCGCGAGGCTGTCCGGCATCGCAGCAGCCAGGTCGCGCACCTGCTCTGGCGTTGCGACATGATCCTGCACTACGACACGCACGGGGCGATGAACCGACGCCTCAGGGATCGCCACCGGCGAGACCTCGCACAAGTCGTTCCTGACACACCAAGACCAAAATGATCGCAGAGCAATGTAGGCGGTTCTCGTCTGGCCATTAGTGCGCGGGCGCACAACACCCCCCACAAGATTGGGAGGGCACGTCCCGTCACACAGCTGGGACCACCATCGTCGAATGTCTGACCGGCTCACGTCGCGGACACGACTCTCGCCCAGAACGGGCAGGATCGTGAGGCTGAACCGCGAGCGGTATGCACGCAGGGTCCCGTCACGACGCCCCGCTACGCTCAGCGCCGTCATCCAGTCCTCGAACGCCTCCGCCACCGTGGGGGCCTCCTCGGCGGCCTTCTCCTCACGCATCCGCTGATCCGGCGGCGACCACCCGCCGGTGGCGATAAGCCCTGCCTCGCGGTCGAGCCACCGGCCCGCCTGCCCCTTGGTGCGGAATGTCATCGGGGCCAGGTGCCGCTTCCCGTCAGGCCCCTTATATGAGGCCTGAAACATTCCGGACCGCTGGACTTTGATTGATCCCCACGACCTACGCGCCATGCCGGCATGATAGATGTATATGCATCTCCTCGCAACCCCCAT